CGTAAGACGCTGCTCATTATTGACGAAGCCCATAAACTGTACGGGGGAGACGATCTGTCAAGCATCGAACGTCCTGATATGAATGCGCTCCACCAAGCATTGATGTATTCGTATCAATATTCTGGAAAAGATTCGGTCAAGGTTCTCTTGATGACCGCCACACCTATCACCAAAGATCCTACCGAACTCATACAACTGGTGAATCTTCTGAAGAGTCCGACCGAGCAGATGCCTGCCGACTTTTCCAATTTTTCGGCCGCCTATTTGAACGAAACGGGGGAATTTACAGAGGAAGGGAGGGCGCGTTATTTGGACGACATTGCTGGATATATTAGTTATTTAAATAGAGAAAAGGATGCACGTCAGTTCTCTCAACCTCAGATCCAACACGTCCACGTGCCGATCATCCAGGACATCAGAATGGCAGAACGTTTCGACAAGAAGGTGGTACAGAGCCTGTTAGATACCAATGTTTCCGATTTGAAACGGCAGATTCAAGACGAAAATAAAAAGCTGGAAGGAGAACTTGGTGAGGTTAGTGCCCAGAGTTTCGCCTTCTTAAAAGACGAAATATGCGAAGACCGTGAAGGCAAATCCAAGACACATTGCATCAAAGTAGTGAACCATAATATCCGGGAAATGGTTTCCGCTGCCAAAGAACAGGTGAGCGATGTTCGCAACAAGATAAAGGAAATCCGAGAACGTATCAAGGACCGGGGAAAGATGAAGTCGAGTGCATTGGCCGAAGTTCGCGAAAATATCGAGAAATACGGGGAGGAATATGAGAAATACCAAGGTTCTCTCTTGTATCAATTAAAAAGTAAATGTGCAGTCAAAGTCGGAACGAAGACGACTTTGGATGAGAACATACATCAACATCCGGTCATACATAAGTATGATTTGATTATCAAAGAATATAATAAGGAGATTGCGGACCTTCACGAACAACTCCAACAGTTGACCACCAACTACAAAAAACGTATGGAACATTTGAAACATCTACTGAAAACCGATCTAAACGACGTAGAACGTAGGGTAGTTCTTATGACCATACGCGATGAAAAGAAGGAATATGGAGCGATGATGAGAATTCGCCGCAAAGACGCGGCCCAATCGGAGAAGATCTTGAAGGATTCGATCTCCAAAACAGAGAAGAAGAGGAATCAGCGATACAATAAATTGCGTAAAACTATGAAAACTATGATAGGAAAAGACAATCAACAAATAAGGGAGTACAATCGCGAAAACAAGATGTTGCGCAAGACTATTCGACACCAAAAGAAGGATTTCGAACACGATTATTTGAAAAATTTAGTGAATGCGTATCGAACCAAGATTGTGAATGATCTGGTAAACCATCCACAGAAGATAATATCTACAAAACTATCAAAGGAAGAAAAAGAGGAAAAGAGAGAACTGAAGAAAACAGAAAAGCGTCTTGAAAAGGAGAAAAAAGAACAGGAAAAGTTAGCGATGCGCCAAGAAAAACTGGCGATGCGAGAAACCAAAAAGCGAGAACGAGAACAAAAAATAGCGGCAAAAAAAACCAGAAAAAATAAATAATTATGCGGGGGTTTGGGGTCTCGTTTTTAACAGCGAATCATAATAGTCATTACATACTTTATCGTACAAACAAATAATTTCATATTTTTCCTCTTCAGATGCCCTATTCTTCATATACTCGAGTTGGTAAGGTGTAAGCCTTCTCAGATTCAAAATGCTATCTTTGATGGTAAAAAAGAAATCGATAGAGAACATTTCACCCTCTTTGACATTCGTCAAATAATATTTCGGTATAACATTGTCGCTGCTATCCCCCCAAAAACTATTCATTGTATCAATCGGTTCTTCGTTCTCTTCCTTTGTCAAAATATCCGGGGATTTTCTAACTATTTTAGAAAGATAGGAACACAGGTTTTTACAGTGGAGTTCCTCGTACAAAATCCAACTTTCCTCTCCTTCGCCTTCCCCCTTATTCGAGGAAAAGTCATTTGAACTACTATATTCATCGGTTATTTTTTTGACAACAAGACAATTATCTGATTGCGAACGTTCTTTGGCAAGTTGAACGTTTTTAGTAGAGAGTGATGGTGACGGATTTTTCGAATCGATAAAATGGTGACTACGTCCTGGATAAGAAAAATGATCCGATATGTCTATGTTTCCATCACTATAAGGACGGATGGGTAGCGAATGTTTTTCTCTTGACAATCTGTGTTTTTCCGATAACTTGGTCAACATCCGATGTTTCGCAGATTTCCCCGAATTGTCGGAAACCAATTTTTGACTTGAACCCTCGTCTATTCCAGCAGAACCTTCCTTTACGTTGTTTCGGAAAGTTCGGGGGTTTCCTTCATTGGCATTTTCTTTGAAGATCTTCTTTATATTGCTAATAGATGGTAGCATAATTTTTAAAATAGTATAGTAATTAGATATATCATACATATATATTTCTATATTTTTTATCCAAAAATATTTTTACGTTAAATATACAATAAAATGTTTACGCATCAAAGATAATAAAAATATGTTGTAATAATAACATATTTTCATTAATATGGAGAACGCACCTTCGAACATAGATCCGGATGAAAGTTCTATAAACAAGATGACACTCGAATTTTTAATGAACCGTTCCAAGTACAAGAAGTATGTAGAAAAAGTAGATCCGAGTAAACATAGAGAGAACGAGAAACATTTACAGAAAATATGTACATACAAGCATCGCATTTTAAATCTTACCAGTGATCTGTTAGATGATCCGGAACTTATGATTACACTGGACGTCGGTGAAAGTTTTCACGATTATATGAGAACCTTGATTCGCTATTTCGAGATGAAAGATATGGAGAAACACGATGGTGATGTACTATTCGATGGTATAGATGATGATACGTATATAAAAGGTCCAACTATTGAAGATAGTTTGGATACGATAAAACAGCAGCAAATTGCTTATAATATTTTACCGCGTCATTCGGATACGTCTAACGATACTATTGAAGAACCATCTGTATCTATTTCAAATACGGCTACACCTATTATGCAATCATTTTGGGGAAAAGGCATTGTTAAAAAATCACAGTCGAATATGTTAGATTTCTCATTGAGAAAACGTAAATAATTATTTTACGATAATTGTTTGATAATCAAATGACACGTGAGCGGGAAGGAGTTGGGTCCGGTAGCAGCATCTACTTTTATCCCTCCAACATCACCGACAGAAACGTTGTTTATGCTGAGGATCGAGGGTAATCCGGTAGGTGTAGAAATAATACTGGTTCCTACAATTTCGCCATTTCCGGATTTACCTATGACGGTCATCAATAATTCAGAATCGTTCAATACTACTACCAATTCTCCCGTATTCTGCACAACTACGGTAAAGGTAATCTCATATGTGCCACTAGGTGGTAGTTTAAATTGCGAGCTGCTTCCACTCACCCGTTGTATGGTTCCGTAAGGGTTTACGGTTGGACTGGGGAAATTGACGGCGAAACCAGGTTCGATGGCGTCGGGATTATCATTCGGTTGACCAATCACGTCGCTCATTTTTCCGTAAAAGTCGGCGAAATTCACTGTGCTATTGGATCCAGCGGATCCCGTAGGTCCCGAGGGTCCTGTCGGTCCACTGTATCCCGTATATCCAGCAGGTCCTGTCGGTCCACTATCACCCTTGGGTCCACTGTATCCTGTCGTACCACTATCACCCTTGGGTCCAGTATATCCTGAGGGTCCTGTCGTACCACTATCACCCTTGGGTCCAGTATATCCTGTGAATCCAGTATATCCTGTGAATCCAGTATATCCAGTGAACCCTCTTTCTCCGTCACACCCTTTGGGTCCTGTGAACCCTGTGTATCCAGTATATCCTGCGGGTCCAGTGAATCCTCTTTCTCCGTCACACCCTTTGGGTCCTGTGAATCCAGTTGGACCAGTCGGTCCGCACTCTCCGTCACACCCGCGATGACCACGCGGACCCGTAGGACCTTGCTCGCCATTGCACCCTCTATGGCCAGGAGGGCCTTGAGGGCCAGGTTCGCCGTCACAACCGTCTCTTCCATCCTTGCCATCCCTTCCATCGTATCCGTCCTCACCGTCCTGTCCATCCTGTCCATCCTTGCCATCTTGACCATCTTGACCTGGTTCGCCGTCCTTACCATTTTTCCCGTCCTTCCCATTGCGTCCGTCACGCCCATCTTCCCCTTTTTTACCATCTTCTCCGTCTTTCGCATCCTTCCCTTCCTTCCCATCGCGACCATCGCGACCATCCTCTCCATTTTTACCATCTTTGCCATCCTCCCCGTCGCGCCCATCTTTACCATCACGCCCATTCTTTCCATCTTTACCGTTTTCCCCATCGGTTCCATCTTTCCCATCGAATCCATTTTTTCCATCCTTGCATTTGGTCGTCCGACACTTTGAATCGTGATCTTTTCTGCAACGGCTATCGTTTTTCCGGCTATTACGCTTGGTACGACAATTTGTCTGGCTCTTATGGCAGTGGTCCACAACATCACAAACGCTATCTTGATCGTCACAGTTCTTCGGCATAGAATATTATCCTATATATTAAACTATGATTTTCGATTTTACAAAGAAAATATATCGGCTAGATATACGCAGTGCGAAAAAATAATAGTAATTACAATTTATAACTACATAATTAATTTATAGTAATCACAATGATTTTCCCACTTTTGCATTCGTCCTTGTTGGATTGATAACTACAACGGTCGCGTTTGCATTTATCATTGTCGTCATCCGAATCCGACGATTTGGCCACACACGGCCGGGTTCTCATTCGATGGCACGATTTGCATTGACATTCGCGTTTTTTTTCACGTGTTCGGGTGCATTTATTGCAATTGCAGTTGATATTGTAACTGTCATATTCCATACCGTATTCGTCCTTTTGGGGCATATATAAAATGTTTATATAAAATAATTTCTGCTAGATATATGATGCAAATAGTTATTGTAAAATACAGTTTTAGTATTGTACAATAATCTGGGGATTCATAGTTACAAAAAGTTCTCTAATATAATGATCGTATAGTTTATATGAGTAAACGAAACACCAACTACCGAAAAAGTATAAAAAAGAGGGGGAAAAAACAAAAGACATTTCGTAAAATGAATTGCAATCCATCAGTCAAAGGCAAGACCGCAGTCACAGACAGCTGTTTTCCATCAGAAACGTTGGTGCTACTAAAATCCTCCTATAACAAATATCATCCCCAAAATAAAATACATACGACCGAACTTCCCCAGATATGGGAAGAACTGAAACAGCGATTGAGTCATTGCACTAAAGAGGACTGTTGGCTGAATCAAATTGACGATCCAAACGTAAGGAAACGGATCGATGGTCTGTCGTTTGCACCAGATATGCCGAAAGAATGGAAGAAAAATCCTTCGGAATGGCTGTCGAACTACGACATTATGGATGTTCTCAAACAGTACGAACAAACCTATCCGAATTTCCACGTGATCGGACCTACCCCGATAGATTTCGATACCAAACCGAAAGATATGGATGGCAAGTGTGTATGGGAAGAATTGTGCAATTTTAATTTAGAAAAATATTTCAAATCGGGAAAAAAGAAGCTAGGAATCGTATTTAATTTAGACAAACACGACCGCGGGGGGAGTCATTGGGTATCGATGTTTATTGATTTAGACGACAAATATGCGTTTTATATGGACAGTGCAGGGAACGAAATTCCGAAAGAGGTTGATGCGTTGTTGAAACGCATTGTCCAACAGGGTTTAGCAATGCATCCCCCGATACATATCCATTTCTATGAGAATTGTCCTTTGGAACATCAGATGGGCACGACCGAATGCGGTATGTATTCCCTTTTTTTCCTGATTACGATGTTGACCGGGGAAACTGAGGGTAAGGTATTTAAGAATTATTTTGAAAAGATCCGGTTTTTCAAAAATCGCCGCATTCCCGATCGTCATATGAAACGGTACCGCAGGATTTATTTCAATTAGTCATATAATTGTCCATATAAATTGTTCTCATAATATAATAGGTTTGAATTTGTAATGGATGAAAAAAAGAAAAAGGAACTAATCGGACATCTGGATCAATTCAAAAAAAAATTAGGGGGTCTAACCGAACTTTTTTCGAATTTTGAAGAGGATTATACGAAACTAGATGCGGAAGATATTGAAAGTTCTAATAAGGAGTTATTAGCTATAATTAAGAATATTGCCAGTTCTAAAATTCCTACAGGTATGAAGCTAGAAAACGGTGTAAAAGAAATTATCATAGATGGGTTCAATCACATTGATAGATCAATGAATGATTTAATCAATATTATCAACTTGTATAAAGATGCAAAGACGAATTATGATCGTCACCGTATATATTTTATAATAATGAAAATTATGAAACGACCTTATAATCAAAGTCAACTTAAAAGAATGGAAGCAATGTTGAATCAACAATTAACCAACATCAATGAAGTAATAAATCACATTAATGTAATAGTAGGGGAAATCATCTCTTACATAGAAAAATTAAAAGAAATGTTGAATATGGAAGTAGACCATTCCCACGTTGATATAACTTCAAAGGTGTATCCAACCCCGTTTGATAATTCAAAAGGGTTCCGTATTGGAGATTTTAAAGTGGCAGTTGACACAACCGCCTTACCGTTCACTAATACCGACCAGGTAAATCATTATTTATATAACTTGTTTGATTACACCAGCTACCAAGGAATCCCCAAGATGTCTAGAAAGCAAGATAGGAAATTAGACTCTTTTTTTAGCGCCAAAAAAACTAAATTAGAGGCATACAAACCAATTAAATATCCGGATCTTAGAAAGGCAAAGTATGTCGAGAGGGAACAAAAAGTATTGCAAGAAGAGAACCGGAAAATAAGAGAAAATATGCGTAAAATACAGAACGAATTGGCAGAAATGGGGTTTTCTGGAGATACAGAAAAAAGAAGGGAGATCGTGGCTGCGATTAAAAATGAAATAGATAAAGACAAAGATAAAAAGGAAACAATATTGTCCGAATACCTAAATGCGATTGATGAAGTAGAAAACGAAGGCAAGGGATTTAAATTACCATTCCTTACCGCAACTGGTAAAAATAAGGGCGAAGTAATTGCTGGTGGCAAGAGGAAAACACGAGGAAATCAACGAAAAAGAAGGGCGACCCAGAAACGAAACGTAACAAAACGAAAACGGTAAGGGAAATTACATAAATATAATAATAAATATAAAAATTGGGTGTTTATATTTATTATCGAAGGATGGCCTTGTACATTCATCCAGAAAACCAAGAATTGTTATGGAAGGTTGTGAATAAAAATCCGATCGTAGAACAGTATTTTTCTGCGTATCCGGCAAATATTCAAGAATCGTGGTTCAAACAAATTATTAGTTCTTTTTACGAACAAAATCGCACGAATGTCTCCAACTCCGATCAGTTGTACGAGATTAATAAAAATACATTGACCTATATGGTGCAAGACATTAACCGTAACATCCAATATTTAAAGGAACAGAGAGAACGAACGTCTGTTCAAGAAAACACGCAGTTGAATCAAAATGATTTCTTAAAACCTCATTCAGTAACAGAGAACCGGGAGGATAAATTCACAAACCAATACAATCAATATCAACAAAATTATCAGGCTATGTTTGATAAGAAAGTGCCAGAATCCATCGATTTTCGTGAAAAGTTCGACGATCAACCTATTTCTGGAAATATGGACGAATTGGTTCAGCGACATTTGCGAGAACGCGACGAAGAATTAAAACGGTATGCTATGCCTCCTGTAATGCCCAACTTGATTCCTGTTAATAATAATCGGGTCGAACCGCCGCCCTTTTTTGGTCAAGGTTTGAAGAACCTAACAACTAATTCCTCCGACCGAAGACCGGAGGAATTTGGTAATGCGTCGAATCCGTTAGGTCAGAACAATTCTATTACCCAACAACGTCCGCAAAATGCAAATCGATTGGTCATCGATCCATCCCCTGAAAATGTCAAAATAGCTGTAGAAGAAATTACGCCCCAAACTTATCCGAATAGAGAAACGCTGTTGCGCAATGGTTTAAATACCAATGAAAAGAGAACCGAAGACTATACTGTAAAATGGTTAGACAACGAGAACTCCGACAAAATCCATTCACTAGAACAAGAGATTGTTATATTAAAGGGGCAGGTTCTCCAAATGTCGGACAAGATTTCGTTTTTAATCAATGCGAACAAAGATATATTCGATTTTTCCGCACAGAAATTGAAAATGAGTCCTGGTACCATCAAGGGAGGATTTTTATTCGATCCTTCTCAGTATTCCAATTTTACTTAAATAAAAATAAGATAAAAAGACATAAAAATAGAACAGCAGGTTCTCTAACAATGGAATTATTTAAGAACACCCTGTTCATCAATTTGGAACATCGCACGGATCGTTTGGCACATATTCAAGAGGAATTCCAAAAAATGGGTATTCGAGGAGAACGGGTGAATGCGGTCAAATCGCAGGTTGGGGGGATTGGGTGTACCCTGAGTCATATTCGGTGTTTGGAAGAAGCAAAGAAGCGTAATTACGAATACGTGTTTATTTGCGAAGACGACATTACATTCAACAATCCGGATCTATTTAAGAAGCAACTGCAACAATTTTGGGGCAACAAAGAGATTCAGTGGGATGTGTTGGTCGTTGGGGGGAACGTAGTACCGCCTTATCAACGTGTGGGTGATTATTGTGCCCGTGTATTTAATGTACAAACGACCACGGGTTACATTGTGAAGCAGTGTATGTACGATGTATTTTTAGAGAATTTTAAGGAGAGTGCCCAGATGCAGATGCGTCGGCCAGGCCAACCCGGCGTTTCCAATCCCTACGCCTTGGATATTTACTGGAAACGATTGCAGCCCCAATATTTCTGGTGGATTATTTGTCCGATGACTGTGACACAATACGAGAATTTTAGCGAGATAGAGAACCGGGTAACCAATTACGACCATCTTATGTTGGATATGGAGAAGGAATGGTTTATGAAACAGAAGGCGTCTGCATCATCTCCATTAAAAATGAATTTTAATATCTAATTTTGTAAATAACTTAGAGAACTTTTAATAGTATAAAATGAGGATGTGAGAATCATATTTAAATATGTGGTTACGTGCGCACACATCCTCATCAATATGCCCTCATGGCTTAATGGTAAAGCGTTCCTCTAGTAAGGGAAAGATTTTGAGTTCGATTCTCAATGAGGGCAAAATAATGCACATAAATAGTCCTTGTGGCTTAGTGGTACAGCATTCCCCTTGTAAGGGAAAGATCTTGGGTTCAATTCCCAATGAGGACAATTAAATAATAACATCTTATCTATTTTAAAGATGTTATTATATTATATAATGCGTAAAACACGTAGACATAATAAGAGAAAGATTCGTACAAGAAAGAATCGAATAAAAGGCGGTGATTGTTGGAAAGATATATCAAACATTAAAAATGAGACTTTAGATAAAGCAAAATATATTGATTTTTATAATACAAAAACAGGTAATAAAACATATGGTTGGTTTGAATCACTTGTTGGTAACAAATTAATGTATCGTTCAGTAAATGATAACGAAAACCCTTGTATAGAATCAGGAGCCATAAAAACTATTGATGTAGTAAGTATTGGAGGGGAATATAAATATAGAATATCTAAAAAAATAAAAAAAGGATTTTTTAGTTCTAATAAAGATTGCACAACTATGCCTATCACAGCTAATCCTAGTGATTGTTTCAATGAACCAATTATAAAACAATCTTTAAATGGGAATGCAAACAATAAGGTACAAAAAAAAATTCCACAATCACTACTAAGTAGTGGATTAGTTGGCATTAAACCTATCGAAATGGAGAACCAACGTAAAAGAGCTATTGAAGAACAAGCAAGACAACAAGCCATAAAAGCTGCAGTTTTAAAAGCAAAAAAGGGATCTAATTACCTAGATGCATAAAATTCGCCAAAATGGATTTATTCTTCGCTTCATACTCCGCGGTTCTAAGACCTGATTTATGCTCCATTCGCATCATATGAGCGCGATACTCGTTCTCCTTGTCCAACAACATCTTTTCGGCCTTGGATTTTTCCAATGGATTCATATTTTGCCTGTCGCGCTCTTTCATAAATTGATCGACTGATGCAAATTGTTTGACTTTGGCAAAATCCTGTTCGCCGACTCCAAACACGGTCTGATCCTTGTGGACCTTTCGTAAATCGTCGAATTTCAATTTGGCAAAGGGGTCGCAGCTTACGTACTCGTCCGTCGGTTCTTCAATGTCGTCATAGAGTCGCGATCCACTCGATCCACCCAATTCCTGGACTCCTCGATATTGTGCCAATACATTCTTCGACTGTACGGTCTTGACCTGTTCAAACATCTCATTCATATTCTGTTTTGTTGCTTTTCCCACGATTTTTACGCTCGGTTCATCGGTTTTGAACCAATCGTTTCTGGTTTCATCGATCTTTCTCGACATATTGTCCTCGAACAGCTGATTGAATTTGCTTTGAAAGGCTTGGGCCTCCATTTCACTCACGACCGAACTCACCTGTTTCACCGCGGCCTTGTTGAGACCCGCAGCATTCGTCGGTATATACTTCTGCTCTTCTGTAGGAACTACTCGCGATTGTCTTTCTTGTTGTTCGTGGAATTTTAGAACAATGTCAAATGCTTTTTTATAAAAGAGGAAATAATTTGAATCGAGGCCCGACTTGTCCGGATGGGTCATCAATACCACTTTTTTAGCCCGTTTTAGATCATCTATTGTTATGTTGTAAGTCATATCAAACATCCCTAAAATTTCGTCTAAGCTGTACATATGAATATCTAGATTATGTGCCATAAATAGGTCCTATAGGATGCTATGAGTCTTTTTTTACGGAAAAAAGACTCATTAAAGGATATATACAAATGACCGAATTAAAACCGTCTATTATTACCTTGGTTCCCGATCTAGGATATTTCAAAGAAATTATGGAAACCAATCCGGGGTTGGTCATTATCAAATTGGGCGCGACGTGGTGCGGCCCGTGCAAGGTGATTGAACTGGATGTCAAAGAGATGTTTAGTGTTATGCCGAGCAATGTGCAGTGTTTGTCGATCGATATTGACGACAACATTGAACTCTATTCCTTTTTAAAGAAAAAACGGGTAGTGAATGGGGTACCAGCAATTTTATGCTACAAACGTGGTAATACATCGAACGCCCCCGACGATTATGTTATTGGAGCGAGTAAGGAAAAATTGCACGCATTTAAAGAGCGGTGTATTGAAAGCGCGATTCAAATATCCAAATAAATAATAATGTTATCAAGGGAGGAATATTAGTGAGAACGTTTTGTCTTCTTATGTTTATGTTTTTTGTTACGGGTTTTTCCTCCTACCGTAGGTTTCGCTGTTGGTGGCTGTACTGAAGTAGAAGACGTAGTTGTTGTACCAAACGGTGAAACGACCATCGAGGGCGAAGCCGGCGTTTTTGGCGAAAATATTGACGGTAACATACTTGTCGCAGACGTTGTGGGAGAACTGATCGACGGTCCCGCGGATTCTGGCTTAGAAGCTACCAACGTAACATATGCTAAAGTTAGGGTAGTTAATCCAATGAGTCCATACGCAACAATCGGTATAGGTTCAGCTGAATAGGATACACTCGTGGTAGGATTAAAATCTGATGAAAATGGATTGATAATGTATCCCGCCATATTATCTTAATTATATATTACAGAGATTAAAGCTTATTGTTATTATTCAAAAATATATAACCATAATCGTTCTAAAATATATCCATTCGTGCTGCCTTGATCATTATAAGATAGTAATTCCTTCAATAGATCTTGGTAAACAGTAATATCGTGTTTGGCAATGTTTTTTCTATTCACTGAAAATAATCCGCTATATGTAAAAAATATTTTGTCCAATGGTTTCGTATGAGGTATTTGTACGCTATTCAACGATTTGACATAGGGGAAACCGGCTCTATGCAAAAACCCGATAGCCAGTCCTACGTCATTGTAGGAAGGATATTCAGTTCTAGCAGTAACATTTAATGCATTTATACCTTCATCCCTGAATTCAGGTATAATCAAGTTACTATCTATCGTGGTTCTAAGATAAACTAAACCATAGTCAGTAACCGTCTTGTATTCCTCTATGAAATCTTCTGGTGGTATCATATGCGATTTCAACCATCTTAGTCCCAACGGTTGCACATCGAGGGTTTTATCAAAATTGTCTACGCCGAATAAAAACGTTTCGTTATGCTCGAACGGATTTCCCTGAGTAAAGATGGTTTTCCCCTTTAAATTTTTATAGTTACGAATGATGTGATACAAATAGGTGCCACCCTCACGCCCATAATTGGGAATATTTATTATATGTTCTAGGTTGAAAATACATTCGTCACCTTTATTGTAAATAGTTACGATATCATTGTACGGCAATGTCCATTCAACGTCTTCGTTGTATTTCGCTACCACTATTTCTAATAAATTTCTGTCAAACTTGTCACCTTTATATGTTATTACATAGTTATCGTCGCTTGTTCGTTCGATGGACCACTTCGTATAATTATTCTTGGAAGTATACAAAAATACCTGTCCATTTTGGTTAGGAGCACCTAAGTATTGGGTATAATTGTACCGTTCAGCTGCGGACTTTATATAAAAGATCTTATCATCCGTAATGTCTTGTTCTATTATCCATCTCTGGCATATACCTTCGTCGGGAAAAAAATCAACCACATTGTCCCTTTCTGCACAAGATAAATATTCTTCGCCGAAAAAAATATTAATAGGAACATTCAATTCATAATTAGGAATTCTAAAGAGTGTATGAACATTCGCATTGAACATTTGGAACATTATTATATATTATAAATATCTTTATTCCAGAACATATTAGTATAATGAGGTTGATCACTATTATTCTGTAAATCGTCTCTATATGATGGATATTGCTTCAATATGATATTATTATTAAGACTTATGTGCTGCATATGTTCACTAATACTCCAAATTAAATCATTATCTATTCTTGTAGAATCATCTCTATATAATATTTTATATTGTTCACTTAATAAATATGGACCTGTCCATAAAGGAGTAAAGCTATAAAAACTCTCCTTCGTATTCTTAACAATATCTTGAATACACCTTAATAACAATTCATTGTTGGGTTTTAAAACGATTAAACAAGTTTGAACTCCTAACGGCTCTGAAACTAGATATTCTTTATTAACTAATTGTATAAATCTAAAATTATCTACACAATTGTATTTTATATCAACGTAAATTCCCCCGTTAATATAAATATAGCAGAATCGAAATAGGTCACTTTTATAAGAATAAGGTTTTAGTGTTTTAAAGGCTTCTAGTACGTCGGCATCAAAATACGTTTTAATAAAATCGTACGAACTGTTAATATCGTACAATTGACAAGTAAATTCTGGATTATCTGATACCAATTTATTGTAATTATTCTTCATATTTTCGGGAATTTTCGACGAATCATGATAAAACGTAACGATATTTAAAGGTATCATAATATATATAAAAATATTTTTATTATGGTCAAAATCTGCATAATTATCATTTATTCACCTAGTGATACTTATTCAAAAATGTTAGATATCCAACAAAAATATTTACAAAAGTTCCAAAATATTACATTTTATTTTACTCAAATGGTAGAAGATCAAACAACGAAAGTTGAAATCGATAATAATTTTATTAATGTAAAAGGGGAAGAGACATTTTTAAATATATTAGAAAAAACAGTAGAATCTATGAAATATGTCTACGCTAATCACGAATTTGATTATTTGATAAGAACAAATATTTCTACTATTATAGATGTTAACAAATTGTGTGATTTCTTGACAAATGCTCCTGAAAAAAAATATTACGGATGTTGTTGGTACTTGACGTTAAGTTGGCTAGATCATCGCGCAGGAATAGTAGATGACACACATTTTGGAACCCAATATGCACAAGGTACGAATATAATCTTTTCTAACGATATTGTGAAAAATATCTGTGAAAATAGTGATAAATTACATTATGAAATATTAGACGATGTAGCATTGGGTATTTATACGAATAAATATTTTCCTGAAGCAATTGAAATATCCCAAAATTATCGACCTACTATTCTATTTACGGAATCGAATGATATTATTTTAGACGATTGTATATTTTACCGAAATAGAAGGTACGAAAATACAACCAAGGAGAACCGGGAAAATGATATTCAAACTATGGTGCGTTTAACAGATTTGATAGGTTCTCTATAAATTTTATACTATCATAAAATATATATGCATCCTGAATCAAGAGACTTCACATTGTTTATTAAAATGGTATTATCCGATTACTTCTCAAATAAAAGGGTATTAGATGTTGGTTCAGGAGACATTAATGGCAATAACCGCTTCTTATTTGAGAACTGCGATTATCACGGTAATGATGTCATTCAAACAAATAATGTTACAATAGTATCCAAGACAAAGGATTTGCCATTTAATAGTGAATATTTTGACACCATTATATCTACCGAATGTTTTGAACACGATCCTGAATATAAGTTCTCTTTTTTAAAGATATATGAAATGTTAAAGCCCGATGGATTATTTTGTTTTACGTGTGCTTCTACAGGGAGAGCGGAACACGGAACCAGATCAACTACACCTCAAGATTCGTACGGAACGATCGGTAATATAGAAGATATGATTGATTATTATAAGAATATAACGGAGGAAGATTTGAACGGCGTTCTTAAACTAAACGATCTGTTCTCTAGTTGGGATACATATTATAATTCAAGTAGTTGTGATTTATATTTTGTAGGAATTAAAAAGGGTGCGGATACCGTTGTTTTACCAAAATATACAAATGACTATGTAGAACATACAACACCAAAAATATACGCTTAGATTTATAAGGGAGAGGAGCGGAGTTCTCGACTCACTATCCGAAACGAAGTAGATGAAAGCTTACAAAATTGATCTTTTTTTCCTCCAAACGAGAACCTTTATTCAACAATAACAACATTATGGCTCTCACAATTTGGCAACTCCCTGATTCGGTCAAAACTCTCATCTACGAATACGATGATACGTATCAACAAAAAATGAAAAAAGAGGTTTTGGTCGAATTGTACAAGACCAAATGGATCCGTTGGCGCAATGGTCTGGATTGTATGTATGTGCGAGCTGTGGCAGATCATCTCCTCAATGTGTGGGGGGTTTGGGACAACAGTCCTTACGGAGAACCGTGTAATTTGTACTGGTTCAAGAAGCATTATTTCCCTGAGGATTTTCGTACGGTTACCAGCTACAATTGTGATCGCGGGATATCGGTAAACGTTTACAGTCCCTATTCCTGCGTATTTGAGGGATGGGTATTGAACGAATCTGAGCAGAGATATATGATTTTGTTGGACAATCGCGAAGTTGAGGATATGATCGATATTCACTGGGACTTGGAGAACAACCTCTATGTTTGGCAGAAATTGTATTAGATAAGAAATTGATTGTAATGATAATAAAAATATTTTTTCATTATCATTATTATGACCGATATTTCTCCAATATCTGAGAATTCCTCAGCAATGCTTGGGAATCCTCTTGATAAATTGATCGTCATCTGCCCTCATTGCAAAGATCCGGTCATCATACAAAAGATCAATTGTGCAATCTTCCGTCACGGATCGATCAAAAAAACGGGGAAACAGATGAAACCGCATTTAAATCAGGCTGACTGTGAAGAATTAATAAAAAACAATTTGATTTACGGTTGCGGTAAACCGTTTCGCATTGTGAATGGAAAGGCTGTTGTATGTGAATATATTTAATCAGAGATGCTATGATTATCAATTACTTCTTGGCATATCCAATAACCGCACACGCAATCCTCTTACCAGAATTGCCCGTAGTTTTGCTCAGGGGATGATCCGTCATTCCACAATCGTCCTCGTCTTCGTGGATGATGAGACCGCGACCCACGATGTTGCATTTGGTTCCTCGTAACTTGATCATATAATCCCGGATTTGATACTTTACTTTTCCATTTTTGTCAGTTACCAAGTTCCCCAGATCTCCTACGTGCCGAACCTTTGCATCTTTTCCACCGTGATCTACTCCATACGGATTGAAATGCGCACACATACTCTCACAAGCTTCGCTCATATCCCCGCATTCGTGAATATGGAATCCGTGTTTGGCGTTTTTCTTGAGACCGGATATGTCGATGTCGATGACCACTGTATCGGATTGCAAATCTTCCGTGAATCGCACGGTCCCCTTGACTTTTTTCCCATCAATCACCGCAATAGCGCAAATCGGGCTCTTAGACATTAAAAATATATATAATGTAAAACATATATTTCTATATCTTTATTTTTAATGAGAAGAATAGTGGTTCTATTGATTCTCAAGATATTTATCACGAATGTTTGATAAAATTTTTTGATTTTCAATGGAATCTTCTGTGTTGTTATTTTTATCTGGGTGATATTTTAGTGATAATATTCTAAAAACTCTATCAATATTTTTATTTTCTACTTTTAACAAGTCGATAAATTCTTTCTCAATTCTATGGAATATATGTGGAATTTCCTTTGTTGATTTATTATATTCGTGTTGTTCTTTTCTTTCACGTTCTTCTTGCTGGTATTTCCATTTATTATATTCTTCTTGTTCCTGCTTTTCATTTTCTTCCTGTTCTTTTCTTTCAAGTTCTTCTTGTTCCTTTTTCTTTTTTTCATATTCTTCCTTCCTTTTTTCCATATTCTTCTTTTCCTGTTGTTTACGTTCTGTTTCTTTTTCTTGTTTTCTCTTTTCAATTAGGCGTTTCTTTTCCTTTAATAAATGTCTAGCTTGTTGTTTTACCTTGCATTCAATGGTTGGAGTACTGGGTATGTGATGAAATTTATTTTCATCATATACGATATCAATCCATTTTTGTTTCATAGTTATTTTTTCCATTTCATCTTTTGTAAGATGAAGTTTTGATTCTAATAATACAATTTCTCTCAGTTTTTTTAAAGCTTTCCGTTTTTCATTTTGAAAAATAATATTATCCTCATCAACTGGAGAAAGATATTCAAAAATATTGTAGTTACACATTTTGATGTTGATATTTTTATTAATAAAAAATATAAATAATTCAATTTTTTATGAAATTCACCCATTACCACAATGTTATTACATATCGATTTTCCAGTCTTTCCATAGACTCCCTTTTTTCAAGTTAGCCACGTATCCTCCATCATCTGTATCCCTTTTGTATTCGGCAATGGCCGCCAATTTATCCTCTGTTCCAACCTGATCGCTTTCCAGTTTTTTCAAGAGATTCATTTGATATGTAAATTTCGTGATATTGAAAATCAATTCGTTCGCGCTAGTTTCATTATATAAAATATCATAGCGTTCGTCACGTCCACTTTTGAAAAACGATTGGTTTTTCGACGCTTCCCTTTTTTCTAAAAGGGCTTTCAATGACCGAATCCCCTCCTTACCTGCAATATTATTCAAGAAATCTCTCCCTTCATCTGAAGGGACCGGATCCAGTAACATTGTTGCATAAGGCACACTTTTTGTTTGTGGGAAAACCGCCGTCTTGTATTGGCGAATCGTACGAGAATCCATCATAAACCCAATAGCGAATAATTTCAAAAACATTTTCCTTTTCTTTCTTTATGATAAATATATATATTTTTTATTGTTCAATTTTCCTACAAATTTCCCAATTTTCTTTACTTAACCACCACGTAATCCGACATATTGTCGTTGGAATCGTACGCAATGTTTTGGATCTCGGCACACTTCTGAACCCATTTTTCCTTGATAGTCCTGGAGACCTCTGACTTCGTATGACGTTCGTACTGCTCAGGTGAATCAAAATACAGAGTTGTGCCGTCTCTTCCTAATTCACCGGTACTCCAACGCACCTTAAAGAATTGGTGCTCATTCAGAGATCCCACACGGTATTCTCTATACTTACTCCCAGTGATCGCATCGCGAATCATTTTTCCCGGGGTATTTGGAGTAGAATAAACTTCGATGTCGACCCGTTTGTGATGGATATTTCGTTTGATCTTATGGAATCCCTTATCCATTTTCTTGGAATCATCCAACATCTTGCGGTTCGTCCTTATCTGACTATCGACCGTAATGGTATCTGTAGAATTATCGTCTTGACCAAACTGCCCATTATAATACTGGATTTCAGTACTATTAAGTTCATCCACAGAACCCTCATCGTAATTAAGATTAGTTGATTCAGGGTGAAAGTCATCGTCTTCGTATTGCATATTTAGCAAAGTGTTGATTAAAAATCCGGATATCGTAGATTCTATATGATAATAGGACGGCTAACCTTTATATTTCTTTTATAAGTATTTTTTCATAAATAGAAATTATCGGGTTATCTATATAGATGTCCTTTTTACATAAAAATTTACGGGAATGGGTTATGTCGAAATTGATGAGCGTATCCGTAAGTCACGAACCGAAACGAGATCCTGATTTTGTAGAAAAAGAGGTGGTTGAGAAGAGTTTGATAAAATCACCAGAAGACGAACTTTCCGCCACGTCGTTTCAGGAATCCTCGAGTTTAGAAAAGCCATCAACTGCAGTCGTAACTCAAAAGAAAGATTTAATCATAGAATATCTACAGGGAGATCAGTTAACCCGGGAATTCGGGTTTGATCGCGATTTGTCAAAAACACATACCCTCCATCTCTGCATTTACAAAATTAACAACGTTCTCTCCTCTCCCTTTTTAGAATTTTATTTGGAAAAAACAACCACCGAATACGAATTTCCTCAGAAGGAACTACCGCCTGAACTGTTCAAAGACTTTGTGCAAGATGATACTATTTCCGTAGTTACTAATGAAAGTACTCGTATTGAACCGATGGATCAAGACGAATCAAAGATATTAGTAGGCGGTCAAGGATCGAAGATCCTAACAACTAATTCCGAAGGTCATAGACCGGAGGAATTTGGTCAAGGAGAACCCGACATCGAGGATGTTTTTTTAGAGCAAATAAAGGCCTTTTATAAAGAAAAAACAGGTTCTCTTTTATCTGATGAAAAGTACCGGGGGTTTTTAGAAATAGATCATCATATTTTTGCGATTATAGAATGCGGAGGCGAACCGATTTTTCAAAATGAATCAAAATGGGCAATCATAGACGAAATTGTTCGCAAAAAGGCGGTCCTGAACATCGCCATATCCCCCCTTGTTATCGATCTGTTCGACAAAAATCGGGTTTTGGGTAAAATCGGGCAGGAATCCCCCCAGGTTCTCTATTTATGCAAAAGTGAAGATGGCTCGTACAAGAATGTCTATTATGACGAAGGGGCAGGATCTCATAATACAGTAACTATCATCAATGAGCGAATCCAGCATCCGACATTGAAACAGATTTATCTATTTTCGGAAACCCCGTTCCCGAACGATTTACCCATCGCACAGATCAAGCGGTTTGCGCTCTTTACGGACCCAGCGAACAAGATTCAGGGTGAGATGGAGAGTGCAAGTATTCCTCAGGGTCCAGTGATCGGATTTCGCGAGAACGACGTCGACTTCTGGTGCACGAAATCCCCTAAATATTTTGCCGAATTATAGAGCGAATACGGTGGAATCGTAGGTTAACAAGAATTCGGAAAGTGCATCTTCGTCAACCTCTGCACGTAATGTTTCTTGTATCTCCTCTTTCAGAGGGAATCTCTGATAGATTCCGTAAAAGGTTTCTATGTATTTCTGGATTCTTTCCATATGTTTCTTTTTTTCTATTGTCTTTTTCTCGCTTTCTAATAACTTCTTGTCGGATAAAATCTCCTTGTCAATCTGGTCTTGAGTCTTTAAAATGTTCTCGAAATCTGTACCATTCGCCTTTTTACGTCGAATATCTTTCAGACGTGTCAACATCAAGTTGGAGAATTCGTTGCTTATATCACCATTAGCACTTATGCTTTCGAAAGAGTGCTTTCGACCAGGGTTCTCTAATTCGGCGAGTTCGTCGTCTTCCGCTTTTCTCTTGCGTTCGTCTAAATACCATTTATGTCGGGTTTCGTTGACGGTAGTGATCGTATCGCAAATATCCGGTTTTTTCAAATTCTTGAACTTTTCCTTTTCATTTTCGGTATTTCCCCGGAATTTTTCAATAAATTCGTTCACAATGTTGTCGGGGATTGTGGGGCTGGTTTCCATTAGCCGATCAAACTCTTGGCGACATACTTTAATGAAATGTCCAGCGTCTGTACGTTCGTCCGGGGTTTTCGCCAATTCGATGCGTATATTACGTGCAAATTTGTCCCACGAAATGGCCGATACACGGTGAGATTCGTTCAGTTCAGATATTTTCAAATATTGCTGAACCGTAGCGAAAATTCCGATAAAAATATTGATCGAACCGATCGCTAACGTGGCATAATTTTGATATTCTTGGGGTAAACTGGCTTGGGCGAATGATGCGGTACCACTTACCGTAGAAAAAATAATGGTTGGAATAGTAAACCAAGCGTGCATCGACGCGAATTTAGTATGCGAACGTGTATATAACCATTTGTAACATTGTGCGATGTCACACCATTCTACTAAAATAGTTTCGTTCTCTTCTGACCAATTGATTTTTTTTTCTATTTTGTTCGTGCCATCCCCCGAATGTACCTGGCTCTTGTTATCATCTACGGATGGATCGTGCACAACAACCATCCTATTATATTAACAGTATATTTTAACGAAAGATGTCCGCGTACGGAACGACCGAATAATGAAAACGCTGTCGACTCTCGTCGTAGGTACAACCATCAATCGCCACCTTGGCTTTTAATAATTTCTTTACAATATTTTCAATGATTTCGGCACTCTCATTTAGTTCTCGGACATCGTTCCGTAACGATTCATTGCACCTTTTCGATCCAATTTCTCGGTTTCTTAGATGAAAGTTTGGGTCGACTTCGTCGGAATTCATCGAGTCGGTTTCAAAAAATTCGGCTTCATTGAATGAATTCTGGTTGGAATAGAATATATTGTTGTTATTGTCGAACTTTACCTTTGCTGACTTGTCATTCTCCCTATAAGAATGTTTACTATGTCGAAATGATCTTTCTATGTTATTACTTATTGTCAAATTTCTTATTATAGGTTCTACCTTGGATATGCCACTGCAAGAGTTGCCCATTAAATTATAATAATATTATTTTGGGGGTATAATATTATTTATCAATTTTTACGATAAATAATAAAAATTTATGTTAAATAATGAAAAATATATAACATAATGCACCCGATGAGGGGCTCGAACCCTCGACCACCAGATTACGCCGATAAATTTATTTATCGGTAACGTTACCAATGAATCTCTTTTAAATATTCATTGGTGTAAAAGTCTGGCGCTCTACCAACTGAGCTAACCGGGTAATATTATTATTTTTCTATTGTGTCCCCCGTTAAACAATGGTAGAAAATCTTTATATAGTTTCAAATAATACTTTACTCAAATGACATCTCGATTCGGGGGCTATCCACCTTTTTTTCTTCTAATGCTACAGGAATCGGTTCTTTTTCTGGAATCACAGGTTCTCTATCACTTTCATCCGATCCGTTTTCGACGGTTGGCACCACTTCACTTATTTCATTGATTTCCTCTGTCGTTTCCTCACTGATAGACGGATCATTGTCTTCGGTAGGGTTCTTTATATTGTCCTCTATTTCTTTGGAAAAATTGGTCATTCGGTAACAAATACGGGCATACTGCTTTTTTTGCGAAGAAAGGAAAAATGACAAGTAATTCATAAAGAGCCGGATCTGTCCCTCGAGTACCAAGTTCTCATTCTTGATCGTATTTACAAAATTAGAAATAGAGAACCCTACACTCTTTTCCTCCTGATAATTGTCAATTTCCATATTATTTTTCGTCAAATGTTCTTGCAAATGAGTGATCAAGAGGACCACGTTGCTATAAATATTCTTTATCTCCGCTGTATCAAACTCTGCAAATGGCTCTAAATCTTTGTAAACCGGGCACGATTTTAACAGGGATTGTTTGTTATCATACGACAATTTCAGTTCACCCAAATAACTCACAATGATTCCGTACAATTTGTAGTACTCACAATACATACGGTTGTTGATCATTTTCCGAGAACTCTCGATTTGTTCTAATTCGGCAGAATAGATCTTGTATTGATAGAAGAAGGAGTCCAGGCAAAACAAGAATATTTTTTTCGTATTGGTCTTGATTAATTCACCGTATTGCGTTTTCAATTGCGACAGGTTCTCGACGATTTTTTCCCGTTTGTCTTCTATGTCTTTGATATTCGCCAATATATGTTTAAACTCGTTAGAGAACCCGTCAATCTCTTCTTGATATCCCATCTTACTATATAATGAGTTTATAAAATGTATTAAACACAAAGCACCTAATATAAGAGTATAGATGGAAGTAATCAACGAATCTTATATTGAAATTCATAGCGCCCCCGTCGTCTTGCCATACAATATAGTGAACGAGGACGAATCATTTGGTCTTTTTACGATCAAAATGAACAAAACAGCTATTCGACAAATCCCCTTTCATTTTGTATTTACCATCGATACTACCCTCTCAATGACGGAGGCTTCTGACGGACAACCGAGTAAAATGGTTTATATGCAAAAAACAATGATCGGGATGTTAAAATACTTGATGGAAATAGATCCGAACGTATACATTACGATACAAACGTTTAATACTGAGGTGAATACGATTGTCAACGACCTTTTGTTATCGAAAGCGTCTATTACGAGTCTCATCGATAAGATTTACGGTCTCGTCCCTGATAACAGTACCAACATCCAGATAGCATTGGAATACGCAAATAAGACGATTCATAGCAACTTTGAAAAATATCCGGACGATCAACACATCCATATCTTTATGACGGACGGTAACGCGAACATTGGTATTACCAGCCCCGAACTCTTAATCAATCTCATTGTGGAGAAAGTCCCTAATATATTTATTGGATTCGGCCAAGACCATAATTCGGAAATGTTACGCAAATTCAGCGAGTGCAAGAATGCGGAATATTATTTTGTAGACAATTTGGAGAACGCATCGTTGGTATACGCCGAGTCTATTCATAACGTCCTTTATTCCGCTATGAGGGATGTCGAATTCCGGATTGTGAATGGACAACTATACGACTACGCAACCAACAAATGGACATCTGTCTTGCACGAAAACTCATTGTCGAGCGAATGCCAAAAATATTATCAATTGAAAACAGCCGATAAAGAGAACGTAGAGTTACATATTTCGGGGAAGAATATTTCGTCTCAGGATATAGAATACGAATCTGTTGTAAAGGTGTTGCCTGATTTGTACGTATCTGCACTTGACGATGATGAAGAATTCCTTCCGGTGGATCTAACGAAATATGCGTATCGCAAGAAGGTACAGGAATTGATGTATTTGGCCAAAAACACGTCGTCGGAGGATGACGACGATGTTTTCCAAGATTATTACGATCCGAATGATCGAGCGAGTATCAAAAAGGATCTTAAGGAAGTATTTAAGGATATTCAACAATATACGAAAGAAAACGACCTGGCAGAAGACGGTTTGTTGAAAATGCTTTGTGAAGACATTTATGTTACGAATAAATCGTTGAACACTAAGAATAGCAGAATGTATGTTTCTGCTAGACAAACTTCGCAGGGAAGACAGCGGTCGTACAATGTGGGTAAGACGGTTGATTACAATGATATGCCATTTCCGAAACTGCGGCGACAGAACACCGACCTAGATCTAGACGGTTATAGAATGACGGATACCAATACCACGTGCTTCGCTAGTCCGACAATGGTGAATACGTTCAATGATGTTACTATTTGTACACAATCTACGGGGCAAGACCTAGGTGAAGATTTTACCATCCAGATTGGTTCGCAATCCCCCACTTCGGAGGATTGAGGGTATTGACATTGATGTCCTTGTCATTGTTTCTATATTCCACCGCTGCTAAAATAAATCCGCTATCAAAATTACCCACCAATATTTCGGCTTCTAGTAAGAGCTGGAAATTAATAAAACAAGTAATGTATTCCCTTTCCAATGCGTCGACCGACAACAAATTGCAATTGGCTCGGTGCGTCACCGAATCTGTCCATACGTTTCGGCATCTCGTTTCGTCTGCATTCCATAACATATCGAATCTTCGGTGGCCCGACTGTTCCAACTGATCATTGTACCCCACCATAACCCGAATCGCCTCGTCTGTATCACTACAAATAACGATTGTATTGATCCCTGTAGTCTCTCGAATCCGTAGGCAATGATTCATATAAACGTTCAGATCAATGTATTCGGTCTCTTTGTCTGGTCCATTGACTTTGTCCCCCAAACGAATATGTACACCGATGTACGGTTGTTTGCTGGTACGGAGAACCTTGATGACCGTATTACTATTGATTATTTGAATAACATATTGATTCGGTCGATAGAACTCTTGCAAGACTGATTGATGAAACTCTTCTACCGTACGGAACGATTCCGGTTTGTAAGCGTATCTCTCGGCCGGATCGAGGTCTTTCCATATCGTCAAATATTGGACCAGGTTCTCTGGTTCAAGGAACTGTTCTTCAATCGAGGAAATCGGCTCAAAGTAATATTCGATCGTTTTATTAGGAAAGATGCGGTTCACATTGTATTTGTAAAAAAACTCATATCCATTTTTTATGGCGTGGATCTTGGCCCATTTTATGTGGAGAAGATGAGAACCAAATGCCCACCATAAATTATAAACAAATAGGGTTTTTTTAAGAGAAAAGGATGGATCTGATGAATTCATATATACTATTTATTATTTTTTTTACAGAAATAATACTATTAGTTAAAAACATAATAAAAAAGTATTACACAATACTATATTCAAAATGGAACAAATACCTGTACCCGAGAACTTTCGATCCATTATTGTCGACTTTACCAATGATTTAACCGTAACGTTTTCAGAATACGCTTATTTATGGGAGAAATGGCGGAACCCCGATCTTCCCGAATCGGATCTAGCCGAACTCTTCCAATTCTGCGTTAAAGTGTATCCCGAACGATTTTTCGACATCTTGTACCAAAAAGAGGAAATCTTTGGTGCAAACGATGATACCAATGTCGATTTTCTTCCGAATGTCAGTTTTAAACTGCTGTATTCCTGTGAAAACGTCAGCGAGACCACCAAGAAAACCATTTGGAAATACTTGCAGTTGATCCTGTTCACCATTGTGGGAGGAATTAAAGACAAATCAATGTTCGGGGAAGCGGCCAATATGTTTGAAGGTATGGGCGAAGGAGAATTGCAGGAGAAGCTCGATGAGGCAATGGGTGGCATCACCGATTTCTTCAAGAGTATGGAGAATATGATGGGTGGAATGGATTCTGAAGAAATGCCCACTCCTGATTTCGCGGATATGCAGGACAAATTCAAAGATATGTTCTCCGGTGAATCTGACAAAGAATCTCTGCCGAGTTTTGATGAGTTTAAAGACAAATTTAAGGGTATGGGAATGCCGGATATTAGCAAGGTTCAGGAACATTTGAAAGGGCTCTTTGAAGGGAAAATCGGCAAAATGGCCAAGGAGATGGCCGAAGAAATCTCGGAGGAGTTCTCCGATCTATTGGGTAAGGACGGGGAGGATGTCAAGAATCCCCAAGACGTGATCAAAAAGCTAATGAGGGATCCGAAGAAAATGATGGATATGATGAAGACGGTTGGTTCGAAATTGGACAGTAAAATGAAAAGTGGCGATATTTCCCGTGACGAGTTGATGAAAGAGGCGACCGATATGATGGAGAAAATGAAGGAAATGGGGGGGAAAGACCAGTTCAACGAGATGTTCAAGAATTTGGCGAAGAATATGGGGTCAATGGGTAAAAATATGAAGATGGACACCAATGCTTTAGAACGTATGACCAAGTTATCATCGACAAAGGACCGTATGCGCGCAAAGATGGACCAAAAGAAACAACAGAAAGATATGGAAGAAGATGTGCGTCGCGAGGAAATCCGTAAACGCGTTGAAATACAGCAACAGCTGGCCGCAAAGTATTCGTTAGAAACCAAGGGCGATGATCCCAGCAATTTAGTGTTCAAGTTGGAAGGAGAGGCGTCTCAAGAGAAATCGTTTATCCATCCTGATCTATTGAAGGAAATTGCCCAAGAGGAGATCGCAAAAGTGACGGCGGGTCCAAGCGCGAATAAAAAGAAAAAGAAGAAGAGTAAGAAGTAAATGAGATGTATACACAAGGAATATTTTCTACGAATATTATAATAAAACAAAAAATGGGGTTATTTAAATACATTAATTTCAAAATTTTTCTGATTAGTTTAGCTTTTGGGCTATTTGCGGTTTATATGACTGCCCCCGATATGCGCAAAATTTATGTATATCCTACCCCTGAAAACGTAGATCACATACAATACAAAGACAAAACCGATACCTGCTTTTCATTCAAACAGAGTGAAGTGAAATGTCCGGTAGATGCCAGCAAAATTACGACGATACCAATGCAAGGATAGATTTACCCATTTACAATGTTTATTGATACGTTTGAACAAACGCATTCAATCCATTTTTAGCAATGAATTGAATGATCCTCATTGTCGCACCCATCGATGATCCTGAATGGCCGTTTCGATATTCCTGATCAACACGACTATGAATCGCATTGATACGTTCGTTCCTATCCGATACATAACCACTATTCGCGTCCGGATCGTACCGCCGAATAAAATCCCATTCGTCCATAGCTTGAACTGCTCGGTACGCAGTAGATACCATTAGTCTAGTGCTTACGTCAGGAATGAAATCGAAATTAGGGTTGGGTGGTATGTCTACAGGAGCCAATGGACCTGCATTGTATGATGATCCAATGGTTGGCAACCTGACATTGTATGGCAATCTCACATTGCCTTGCAATCTGACAGTGGTTACATTCGCAAATGCGGATCGACTTGTAGGACCTACTTGCGTCCATCGACTCTGAACAATTGTTTCCTCTTTTGGAGGGGGGAATGGGGGCAATCGCCCAGATTGGATGTAACTATCAATGGTGTTTTTCAGTGATTTGTTCGGGACCAAATCCTTTGCGTGCAAGGGTTTTCGCGTAATTGGGCACGTGTGCTTGCTGTTGATCCACTTGACAATCTCACTTCGTTCGTAAGTATCTCCATTAGGACTACAAACTGGATCACGCATTATTTCCTGCGAAATCGGACAGGAAATAAAGCCGATTGTCGTCTCGCTCAGTGGTGGAACTATTGGGGGAAATCCCATTTATACTCCTATGATTTACTTTAAACTATTGGTTACTCATTGTACAATTAGTGAAAAAATATTCAATTTTGTAGGTGTATATATATAATGTTGTGTGTTCCTGCATCCATCGTAGTTTTTTTATCTATAATTTCCATTCTGATGGATTATGAACTTTATGGTGGTTTTATACCTGTCATTTTATTTTCTGATTTGTTCATTTCTCTTATTCTTATTGTGGCAGTTCAATGGTTTTGCTCTAACATTGGAATGGGGGTTGCGTGGCTAATTGCTATTAGTCTTGCTGTAATAAACTTCTACGCTCTTTATTTATGGCGAACAAATGACCCTTTATTTATGAAATTCGTCGAGGAAGAAAAAGCTAGGGTAATGAAGAAAAACCAATAACAATATTATTGCCATAATAATATTGTTGTTTTATTATATAATGTTTCACCAACCCAATTTAAAAAAAATAATAAATTCAGAAACCGGGCGAATTGTAATTTCAGCATTGTTGGGATTGGGTTTAGCATCTTTATTTAATAAGGTTTGTAAGGACAAAAATTGCATTCTATTTAATGGACCGGTCATTAGTGAAATCGACGGCAAGACGTACAAATACGGCGAAAAATGTTATAAATACGAAATGAAACCCGGAAAATGCGATCCAACCAAACGTATTATCGACATATCACCCGCCGATACACCTGTCTAAATGATGGAAGTAATCTTATGGATATGCGTATATTATATAATCTTTAGGTATCCGATATTATATAGTTTTTAATGGAAAATATCACGCGAATTTCCGATCTCCCCGAGCAAAACAACGTAATTTCATCGAATAATTCGGCCCAAATGAATCAGGTTGGTGGTGGTGCTGGGTTCCCTTCCGGATACATACCAATGAATATACACCCAAACCCTTACGGTATTTCTGCACAGAATCCTATTATGCCCCCACCGCAACAACAAGATAGCCAAAAACCGCAAATGCCGCATTTCTCTGAAGAGCAACTTATGCAAATGCAGAGGCAGCGACTCCCCTCCAGAGATATCCCTATGGAAACCTCGGCTCATATGCAAGACGACCAGATCCAGCCCAATTACATACCCAAAGTCCGTTTTGAGGAGGATTATGTCAGGAAACGTGAGGATATGACGGATCGCAATATCCGCGAATACGAGGATAAAAATCGGCGCGAAAAGAAAATGGACATATTGTTCAACGAAATACAGACCCCCATATTCATCGCAATCTTGTTCTTCTTTTTCCAGCTCCCTTTGGTGAATGCGTTTTTCAAACGGTTTGCATTCTTGTCCATTTACAATTCGGATGGGCACTTTAATTTTTACGGACTCCTCCTTAAGAGCCTTATGTTCGGCAGCGCCTATTATACTACAATCAAGGCCACTTCAATCATTAGCGAATTCTGATAGGTTTAGTCGTATCTTCGCTTTGACCGTCTTCTTCCACCGCGCTTTCGGTCTTCTCGGCGGGTTTTCCTATCTTTGCGATCATCCTTCTTGAACCCACCGAAGAAATCATACTGCCTTTTTCGGTAAGTAGTTGTGGTGGGAGTGGTGGTAACAGGACCTCTGCGGTCCGAGCGTCTGCGTCTTCGATCTTTGGTAGGCATAGACTTGTCTATATAATTTAAAAATATAATATTTCTAAACCATATATGGTAACGTAGTTAAATCCGGATTGTAATTTTGTGAATTACAATTGTACATCTTCATCCTCTTCCAATTGCAAGGAACGACTGTTAGAAAAATCGCCGTTGCCTATTTGCATTAGTTTATTTAAAACACCCTTAATTAATAGGGGGAGATTCGCTGGGTCCGCATCAGATTCACTTAAATAAATATTGATGTTGTACGTCTGGTTGTTGTTGTTCGTATTCGTCGTCGTAGTGTTGGTAACATTCGTCTTCAATTGTTTCTCACTTAATTCTAACAATTTGTTTATTAGCGTATTGTTTTCCTTTTTTAATTCGTCCACCCGGCTCTGCAATATGTCGATTTTACTGTATTGTTCGGCCAACAAGTCATTCAATTTGTCGGCTGATATTTTTGGCGTGTCCTCCGCTTCGTTTCGGAATGTTGGTAAAGGATCTTCGATCCTATCAAGTAAATCTGTAGGTAATCGACTGGAGGATTTTGGTAGGTTTTCTCCCTTATTCATCGACCGTTTGTGTTTTAATGTTAATAAATGGCAATCGTAATTCTGTTTTTGATTACTATGGTAGTTGCATTCTTTACAAGTATATTTGTGTGTATTATTTATCGACATATTATACTATAGTAACAATTTTTACCTCTAAATAATTTATATTTTTATTATAATGGATTGATTGCAATCTTCCAACAAGGCTGAGGAGTAATGGTTAAAATGATCGCATTTTCGTATCGCACTTCGTACTTGTTATCAGCCGATAACATATAAAAAGGGTGACCTTTGTATAAATAATAATCGCCAATTCCTCCCTCCATCCTTTCCGGTTCGACGAGAACCTTCATTTTCTTACTGTTGTATCTATCGACGTCGTGTCTAAAAACCGTAATAAGATTGTCAATATCGATAATTTTATCTTGGTCTTTGCAGTACAAATATGCTACAGAATGTTGGAGATGTTCTATGCACAGATCGAGGTTATCGTGTAGATGATGTATAGTACAGCGTTTTTCTGAAAATACAAATATTTGGTTGGACGACATTTATGAGATTATGATGTCATAAATGTTTATATTGATTCTTCTTATTAAAATAAGAATTCGCTCGACCTATTCTTGCGGGTCTGCGGACCACCTCGAATAAACCGAAGCAAAGGATTGGATGCCGATTTGCGCGGAGATTTTCGATGGCCTTTCAGAGAACCTATGAATCGCTCTATAAATTTCTTCTCCCGTTTTACCGGGTTCTCTTTCTCCTCATCTTCTTCCTTCTGTTTTTCTTCTAATAATTTTATACTCTTATCAATTTCTTGGTCAGATACTTCCGTAATGTCCTTGTTCCTCTTCGCATTGGGGGAATATTTCAAAAACCACATCTCGTATTCCTTGCTTTTCCGATTCTTGACCAATTCCCGGAACTTCGCCGCCTTCTCAGATCGGATCTCTTCTAGGGACAATTGCTTTCCGTAACAATTAATAGAGAACCTCTTCAAAATCCCTTTTTGACCTAAACGGTTATGTTCCTCAATGTCGAATAAATAATTGGCCATACATAACAAACGATCCTTGTCGTAATAATCCAGACCTGCGTACCAAAAACTCAAATAGAATGTTAATATGGTATCGATCGACGCAATATTGATTTCCTTGTCTTTTATGTAAATTTTGTTGTAACTATGGCACGATATCGGTTTATAAATAAAAGCAATCGTTTTACCGTCGACACTTACTTCGATATGGTAGGGGATAATTTCCCCGATGGCATCGTGGTGGATCATTTTGATCTTCTTGAATTTCAAACGCATTAAATGCTCTTTCAATATGATTGCGCATTTCTCCGGCTCGTCCGAGAGAACGTCGAAATCCGGGTATTTACGCAATAGAACCTGCTTTTCTTTCGGCATATATCTCGCATAAAGACTTGCCGAATACCCCCCGAAAAACACGACCCCTTGATTGATGAAACATTCCCGGGTTTCGATGTACAATTCCTCGTTTTTATGTTCGCCCTGTTTCTTGTGGAAATCGACGACATCGCATCCCTTATCTTTCGTCATCGGGAAATACTTATTTAATAGGGTCAATCGCTTAAAAACCTTTTCCCAACGGGCGACATCCCCGCTCGGTCTGGATAATTCTAAATACATTGACATTCGTAAATAATTCGGGGGCGTATAATGAAGTCCGGCGATAACGATGGCGTCTTTTAATAATTCTTTGTATAGTTTTTGGTGCATCTGGGTAATGTCCGCAATGGATATGAAATTTACATAAACCTTGAATGTCCCCATATGCATCCCGGCCTTGGCTTCCACTTCTATGTACCCCTCCTTGTAAAAGATATCGGCTAATTCTTTCGCATCTTCCAATGCATCGGGCGAATAGAAATCGTAATCGGGAATCTCGATGTCTCTGTTGTAAAACTGGGCGAATTTCGGTAAAATATTGTTGACCGCGGTCCCGCCGTAAATAAGCAGTTTTTTGTCAGTGATGAATTTCTCCACGATCTCCAACATTTTTTTGACTTCTTCGCTGTTTGAAATTTTCTGCCCCTTCATTTCTTCCGATTTGTCCACCGCATCCCTCAATATGGCTAATTCACATTCTTGGAATGTCATATCTTCATTACATATGTTTGTTTGAAATCCTTTTTTATGAAAACCGGTTTTGTGAATTCGATGCTTTTTCGTTTTCGCTTTATGCATATACTATTAAAATATATGTATAAATTATTCTCCGATTGGTGATTTTACTTTTTTTGCCAAGAGGCACTCGCGGATCCATTGATAGCATCTAGTAAACTGTTGTCATCGCCCATTACCGTATTCCAATTATTGGAAGCACCGCCTTTATTTTTATTCCAATCCATTTCGGCGTTATTATTGGTAATGTCCGGTTTGTTTATATCTGTCGATTCCTTTTTGTTTTTAATTAACTTCTTCATTCTATCTGCAATAGCATTCTCGGTTTCATCTACTATCTCATCTGCATTGGTAATAAAGAAAAATAACGCATATATTATTATGCAAATAGCTATGAATAAAATGGTATATAATATGAAATTACCAATCACTAAGGTAGTCGTATAAGCGATCAAAGGAGGAGATATTGCTGACGCAAAAAATGATGGAGATCCGTTTTGTTTGTAATAGTTATAAAGATAATAGAATAATGCGAATACGATCGCTAACAACCCTAAATGGAAATATTGAACGACTTGTTGTAATAAATTACCGTGTATATTCCCCATATGACTGGTTAACACGTAGATGCAGTAAAAAAGCAGAATGATGTATAATAAGTAATTGTAAACAAACAAACATACAAAAGTAAAATAGTTCGATGCTTTAAATACGGGGCCATCCCTTTCTTCGTTTTCCTTTTCCTTAGTTGTTTTGTGAAAGTCTCTTATATAGTTTATAATTCCGTTCCTTACCGATGGTTTGAAGAATTTGATGATATTCGTTACTATCGAAGTCCATAGAACGTAAAATACGCATAATGTCGCACCTAATGGAACAGCAACAATAAACATAATCGATAATCGGATCAATTCAACTACTAATAAATAAATAAAATAGCCAATCGTACCAAGTGGGAATATTGCCAGTCGTAACATAATCTCGGTTTTCCTTTCTTCTGGCATATTAATATAGCTATTTCCGTAATGGAACAATACTACGATAACCATCAGCATCAAGAAGATATTTTCGTAGTTTATATTGATAATATCGATCATTAAGTTCTTTAACATTGACAAGGCGTTTTGGTTAAAGAGATATAATGCATAAAAAACAAAAACATAGCATAAGGAAGGAGGTATGAAGCTTGTTAGATTATAATGCTCTTTCGGTATCAATTCCTCTAGAAGCCATCTGAATGATTCAAATATCAATAATGCGTATTCAAATATGAAACATAAAAACGCACTAATTGCATCTTTACCTTCCCTCAAACCTTCGCTAGTAATATTATCAAACATACTGGGTTCTATACATTTTTCGATGGGCTCTCCCATTATCTTTTCCTTCATTTGTTGAGCAAATGTTTTTTTAGGATTTTCTTCGCCGCCTCCACCTTTCATTGATTTCAATGCAGCCATTGGATTTTGTTTACCGATTGCTCCCAATGCAGCCATTGGTCCACCTTCACCTACTGCTCCTAATGCTGCTTCTGCACTAGGAATTCCACTTGCTAAGCCAGCCATATTTTCTACATCAAGTTCAGTTGCTCCAGTTACTGCTGACATTGCATCACCTGCCCCTGCCGCACCCATTGCCGCTCCCAAAATTCCTCCGGAACTTTCCTTTTGTACTTTTTCTTTTACTTTAATAGGACTACATACGTCTTTATACCTTTCTATCGAGTCTTTCGTCAGGTCATTGTTCATTTCTAGGTTTATTTGTTTTTTATAATAATTATAAAACATAACATAGTACCAACCAAACGTATACAAGTAAGCGAAAATCAACGATTCTAAATAACACAAATATTGATAAACGCGATTCGCATCATCAATAATTTCCTGATTAATTCCAAATTCATCACCTGACATTGGTGCCTTGTACGCCTCGGTTTTACCTGCATTACTACTAACAATCTTTTTCATAAATTTCCAATCAATCCGTTGTTTTACTTTTTTATCTTCACTCGCGCAAGAGTTGGAAACCTTGAATGCAACGTAACAGTTCGCTATAATAATCGCGGTGTATATCTTAGTTATAAAATCTGCAACCCCTTGTCCTGATGAACCGAATAACCCTTTCTCGCTGCGAACTTCGTCACCACCTTCCCAATCATCGTCAGTAAGACCACTGTACCCTTCGACAATTGTTTTCTTAGGTTCTTCGATGGTACGAATATTGCTTAATGTCTCAAATAGCTCGATATTCTTGATATTATTCACCTTTTTCTTCCTCTTTATATTTTTAATTTTATATACCATATTTGATACTTGAAAGGCGTTTTCTTGAGTTTGGTCTTTCATATAACAAGTTTTTATATATTAAGATTATTTATAATTAAGGGAAACCCAGGTTTCCCTTAAGATCCCATCCTTTTTAAAGAAGGAAAATAATATTATAATAAATATAATATTATAAGAGAATAATGGATTAATCGAAACCTAAGTTTCCCTTATTTCGGGTTTAATAGTGTAAAAGGATGGGGTCTTAAGGGAAACCTGGGTTTCCCTTATTAACGGGAATACATCATACCACAATTACCCCCTATAAACGACAATATATTGTATCTTTCTTCGAACAAATACATATTATAGTTGTAATTGTAGAGTTGATAATTCGTCTTGCGTACACCGAGAGGATTACCGCAAACATCGCAAATCACGTCAAAACTCGAATTTGACAAGTCAATCGGCGGCGTAAATGTATTGATCTCCAATTCAATCGTTTTGAAGTTGCTCATATTGATCGCACCTGACGGCTGTGATTCAAACGGACTCGTATTGAGACCGAAATTGTAACAATAGATTCCGTCAACCGCGGAGCCCTTGGTCCGCGTATATTTCTCAACGTAGTTGTAGACACCACTGGTTAACACGTTCTCGCGGTAATCTCCGTTAAACACGATAGCCATCGAATTCATAATCTCCTTCTGGTTTTCCGGATGAAACGCGCCTGTTATGTTAAATCCGGTCGTCAATTCTCCGTTGGGATTCACTGCCAAACTAAAACTAACGTCTGTCCCGGAATTATTGAAATTCTTAATCATTATTCCGGGATCAGACATTCGAGCCAATGTTATATTCGACGGCAGATATTCGTAAGGCCAGTTCGTATAATTGCACCATTCGTTGCGCAAATAAGCATCATCTCTCTGTAGATACCACATCCAATTCGCTACCATTCCGTTGGAATATACCTTTTGTTTCGACGTCCCGGTAATGTTATAAAAAGTATGGTCAAAAACGTCTTTTACTAAATATATCTGGTCCTCCAATGCAAACCGCTTAGCTTCGTCTTTCGATAGAAAACAATAAGTTGATAATAAATGCACGTCCGCATTCCACGTCTGAATCGTTGTTGCATAGTTCGTGGTGGATATGTCGAGCGAGGGCGGCGTCTGTAAATAACGGTACATCTGAAAATGGGATCGCGTAAAATCGGGCTGCACAAACGGGTTTTCGTATTGATTATCGAATACATCCCTCACCGTAAACAGCTCTTGGATCGGTCGCATCGTCACAGTTACCACCAATTCATTGTATTGAAGAGAAATAAGGGGGAATGCACAGTTCGCGTTGAGAGTAAACCACGTATTGATCGGAATATATAGGGTCCGACCTCGGATAGACGGTTCGGCCCCTACCCCAGTAGGATCCCACGTAGCATTCGGATAGACATCGTAACGATTGAACGAGTTAGCAGGGTCATACAACTCCTTGACATTGCCTGACATCTTGTTGAAGAGATCCTTCTTCTCTTCGGAAAAATCGCGCTCCACCATCGCATCCAAATATTGCCCCGTATATTTCTGCAATGTGAGTGAACCGCAGGTAATTGTCACCTCTTTGATCATATTTATCCCCAATTTTCTTATCCATTTAAACTCGTAGGGAACCCAATTGTTATTGGTATCTGGGCAAGGATGATATACCGGACTCCAGATATTCGGCAATGTCACTACCAGGTATGTGTCCATCAAAAGTTCGGCATAGCGGGGTATTTTAAATGTGAATACGGATTGATCTATCAAACGCAGATCTCTTAAACCATCATAGTCTATTCGAAACTTTTGTAGCCCGAAATTACTATATTTTGCATAAGTCGTTTTGAAAAATGTTTTACTCGGATTACCTGTTAAAAATAAATTGTTATTTCCTACCGAAACAATGTTTAGTAAACCTCCTGGCATTTATGAATCCTATCTATATATAACCATATAACAAAAAAATTACATATTTGTTTGTCTCTACAATATATATTATATGTTACTTGTCAAAAAATTGTTAATAGTCGTTACTATCCTTATTTTTTTAATAATACTCTGGCGGTTGATCCTTGTTCGAATCAATCTCCAGCAAGAGGGGTTCTCTCTCTTTGCTTCTGCAAAAGACAATGAAGTAACCAAATTAGAAAGCAGCTCAAAAGTAACCATTAAGAATACAGACAACGAGGGAATTCTTAATTTACCATTGAAAGAATTATGTATAAAAGCCTCTTATAACAGCGCATCTAGTGGTAATTACATCAGTACGGATATGCTGCAATATGTCGTTAACCGCGGTACTAGATACCTCGATTTCGAAGTATTCTACATTTCGGACAACGGCAAGGACGACGGACATTTTAAACCGATGGTTGCCACCTCTACCGATCCTACCTTTATGGTCTTAAGTTCAGAAAACTCTGTTTTGTTGGATACCATATTAATCTCGGCTGTTGCGAATGCATTCTCTATGCCCTGCCCGAATTCCGACGATCCTCTATTTATTAATTTACGGATCAAGTCGAACAATACGGATGTATACAAAGCTGTAGCGTCATCGATCGACAACAGCATTAAAGGAAAAATATTTACCGACCCAGATCCTAAAGCTGCATACATTTTGGACAATGTAACCACCCAAAAGTCAATGAAGGTAACTAAGGATACGTTATTACGCGATATGAAAGGTAAAGTCGTTCTATCTATTGATAAAACCATCTTCCCGAATTATACTAATTATACACGATGCGATGTTAGCGGCGTCTCTTGTTACGATCTTACAAATTATACGAACATTCATACCGGAGGTGAAGATATGAATTTAGTGTTGTATAACCTCCTATCTCCTGTTCCAACCATTCAAATAAAAGACGACGACATTCATACTACCGTGAAAACGATTACCGTAACAATTCCTGATAATCTATACCTAATGAACACTGCTAATAACAACCCGAATTTCGCGGACTGTTTGTTGAAATACAGTTGTCAAATTGTGCCTTATCGATTCTACCATAATGATACCGCTTTGGAGAAGTATGAGCGGTTTTTCAATGACAATGGGGCTGCATTCGTCCCTTTATCTATCGCAGTATCTCATTTTATGAATAGATATCAATAATTCTTTAAATTCAAAACTATATAAAACATTCTAGATTAACAATAAAAATGGCGCCTCAGAAGAAAAAACCTCTGCCCCCCTTTGTATCTATATGTACACCCACGTTCAATCGCCGCCCCTTCATAGAAAATATGTTTGAATGTTTTCGGAACCAGACCTACCCTAAGAGTCGAATTGAATGGATTATTGTGGACGACGGGACGGATAAAATTCAGGATTTGATCGAGACCTCGAACATTCCGCAAATTCGTTATTTTTCGGTGGACCAAAAAATGTCGCTGGGTGCTAAGCGTAATTATATGCACAAGTTTGTTCGGGGAACCATCATCGTTTATATGGATGATGACGATTATTATCCCCCCGAACGTATTGAAGACGCAGTAGAAAAACTCGTTGCGAATCCTCAGGCGATGGCGGCTGGCTCTAGCGAGATTTATATCTATTTCAAGCATATCCAGAAAATGTACAAATGCGGTCCTTACAATCCGAATCACGCTACTGCGGGGACGTTTGCTTTCCGCACCGAACTATTGAAAATGACCAAATATGAGGAACACGCAGCGGTAGCAGAAGAACGCGCATTTTTGAAGGATTATACGATTCCGTTTGTTCAGCTGGATCCGATGAAGGCAATCCTGGTCTTCTCTCATAACCATAATACGTTTGACAAACGCAAGATGCTCGACAATCCTCATCCCGATTTTTTCAGGGAATGTGACAAGACGGTGGAAATGTTTATTCGGAAACCATCCGAAAAGAAGATTTTCGATTTCTTTATGAAAGACATTGATGGCCTTTTGGAGAAATACGAGCCAGGAGAACCTAAAATGAAACCGGATGTTCTCAAACAGATCAAAGAAATAGAGGAAAAGCGTGATCAAATGATCAAGGAAGAAATGGCAAAACAGCAGTCGAATGGCCCCATTATGTTGCAACAACCGGGACAACCTCCCATTGCGCTTACCAATCAACAAGTTGTCGAGATGATCCAGCAACAACAACAGCATATTCAGCAATTAGGCCAAAAATGCGAAGAATTCGATAAGACTGTAGCAATTTTGCAGAAGCAGTTGGTAGAAAAGACAAAAAAAATACGGGAAATGATGAATCCTGCTGCTAATGGAGAACCTGTAAGTTCTCATAGTGCTACGGTAGACCTCCGCACTATTGATCCAGGAGCTAAATTGCCAGAAGATGACCGAAAGAATTTAGAGAATATGATCGTTAATTTACAAAAACAGTTGATTGAGAAAACCAAAACGATTCGAGAATTGTCGTCGAATAAGTTGGAAAGTTGCACCCCTAAAACTGTTCCTGATGATATGCAAAATATGGTTACTATGCTTCAGAAGCAGTTGATCGAAAAAACCAAGACGATTCGCGAGATGTCGCAATCTCCTGTGAATAATGATACTGCTTCTACCAGTAAGATTGGCCAATTGGAAGGGTTGATCTCGATGCTTCAAAAACAGTTGGTGGATAAAAACAAAGAAATCCAGGAATTGCAAAAGGCGGCTACTCCTACATTTACACGTATACCGATCGAGATAGACGAACCTGTCGTGAGTTCAAAGTCCAAGTTCGAACCGGAAATAATGGTTTCTGCGGAAGATTAGTATATGTACAGGGATTTCTCGCGTTTCTTCGCCATTCTTCAAAACATTGAGTAGAATATATGAATTCTAGTCTATGTATGCTGGAAGGAAACGGTGAAAAAGACGTATTAATCGTGTCTTTTGGAGGTATTGCGAAAAAATTTGCCGGAACACCGCCCTTTGAATTTTTACGGTTTTTACACCAGCATTTCCCCCAATATGACAAACATTTCTATGTTGATGTACATCAACAATGGTACCACAAAGGCATTGATGGGTTCTCTACAAATGTTACAGAAACCCAGGCGTATCTACAAAATATTGTTCGGAATTACAAACACGTTTTGTTTTTAGGTATTTCAGCAGGTGGTTATGCAGCTATTCTATTTGGGTCATTGTTAAAAATTAACACTGTAATCGCATTCATACCTCAAACCAAACTTAGACCCATAGAAAACGGTCTTACAATGGACGATGCTTATCTTGATTTGCGGGATTTTATATGTTCGACGACCCAATATTATATTTACGGTCAGGTCCATTCAGGACCAACAACTGAATCCTTAAGTCAACGACCGAAGGATTTAAGAAATCCGTCTATTTTGGATGAAACGGATCATCATCATATTTCCCATTGTGAACATATTGCGGATCTATCCAATGTTCACTTGACACGTATAGAGAACCTGGATTTACCTAAAATGCGTGATAATGGGGAACTTTATGAAATATTGCGTGGAATATTCCTAAAAATATAATATTATCATCAAAATTCGTCATCGTCATCGTCCTCACCCCCGACCACAATATCCTTCTTAATGTTTTTGTCTAAATATCTATAAATGCGCTTGATGTCCAACTTGGTAATATTGTAATTCTCAAACAACTTTTCGATTTCGGTCAGCGAATCCGTTTTATTGCTAAAATCTCCCCCATTGCGTAGTCGCAATTCTTGAAACATAGCGGTTAAATCTTTCTTATCTACGTCTAATTTCTGACATAAATTGTAGATAAATAGCATATTGTTGTATTCGGTGGAGTACTTGGTGAGAACCTTGGTAAACCTGACTTCATCGGGTTTGAATACATTCAAGTTCTCAGGAAACGTATCGTGATAAACCTTGTTGTTATAAAACGTTTTCATCAATGAGCTCATCTCGTTGAATTGCCAAATCTGGTTTTGAAACGTGATTCTGTCAATATAATCCGCATAACACATATTTTTCAATATGCGCGAATAAAAGGGGAAGGATCGGCCAATCTCCTTTGTTTGTATCACATCCACAATGTTCTCGTGCCATAACAATGCAACGATTGTCCGATCTGTTTCGTTCATATGTTTGTTATGTTGCTCTATTTTGGCCGGTTGATTAATGAGAGATTGCGTGATTTTCTTCGAATCCTCGTTGTAGGTCTTGTTGCAAAAAATCTGCTGGATTTTTTCTTCAGTGAGCAAGTCTTCGCGGCTTTTGTCGTGGTTGTTCTTATGTTCTTCGATAAAAATATCTTTTACGAATACTAGCTTCCTCATATCTCCTTGAATGTACGTTAACAAGGTCGACTCGTACGACGACGGTTTGCTCTTGATCGTCGGTATAAATTTGTAGAGAACCTGCTTCATCTGTATCTGTGACGGTGTTTTCAATTCAAAGGTATTGCATACCTTCATCAATTCCTTGATCTTCTTATCGATATAGTAGTTCCCAATACATATGATCGGGTTCATTGTAATGCTCTCTAACCGCTGTTTCTTGGTCTTTTTCTGGCGAATGATTTTGATGAGCGCGGTGATCCCACCTTTGTCTCCGTTGTTCATTCCGTCGATTTCGTCCATCACAATGGCCAATTTCTTTACCTTTTTCGTCATCATTTGAAGAACATTCCGGTTGGATACATTGTTGCTTGTAATCGTATCGATTAACGCTTTATTTCTTACGTCACCTGCATCATATTTAATGATGTCATAGTCGAGTTCTTTCAATAGATCGGTGATGAATTGGGTTTTTCCGCATCCGGGAGAACCATAAATATAGATCCCTCGCTTGAATGTAACGTTTTTGCAATTTTCTTCAAAGGACAATAGGATATTTTTAATATCGGTGGCTACGTTCTCTCTTTGCAATATTTGGTTGATATTTTCCATAATCAATTATGTAAAATATTCAGTTATGATTATATTGTTTCTTTTTTATATTTTTACGAAATATACGCACCCCTTATTTTTTGAAACTACTGAAGTCCGCGGTGACGGGCATAAAATTGGTAGGCACTTTAGGTGGCAATGACCCGTAATAAGAGTATTGATCCATTGTTTGTGGTCCTCCTGCAGTAATTCCGCTATAACCAGCGGTTCCTTTGACCGGGGCCTGACCTTGGGCCTGAGCTTGAGTCTGGCCTTGAGCCATTCCTTGGGCCTGCCCTTGGACACCACCATCCCGTGCTTTTTGCTCCCTCGACATTTGCATTAACCCAGAACCCGCACTCTTAGCTAGATCAACCGTTCCTGCACCTGCGCTCTTCGCTAGATCCACTGCTCCTGCAGCCGTATCTTTTAATCCAGTACCAAGACCGCTCGCAGCACTACCAATTCCACCTGCAACATCCTTTACTGCACCCCCTGCAGCACCAATACCTGTCTTTACTACGTCCGCAGCGGTATAAGCTCCTTCTTCGAGTCCAGCTACCATACTATACTGTGATAACACTAGTCCTCCAGCAAGCGTGTTCGGGTCCGCATTGGACGAAAATGTTCCTTTTCCGACGTCGCTCTTCCACGGTATATCGTTTCCAGCAGCATCCTTCTTTCCGGTAGTTGGACTACCCTTTCCAAAGAAAGTATGGGGATTTGCCTCGTCACTTTCTCCGGTCACCATTGTTCCTCCACTCGCCGACTGGGTTCCTGATCCTCCCTGCCCACCACAGTTCGTGCATACGCTTCCTCTTCCTTGCGCACAAGAGGGACACGATGGACATACGGGGGGAACGATCTGCGTCTTCAAAATGTAATCGTCCGAATAATTCGTGGACCCCCCTGGTCTTTGCTGTAAGGATGGTGGGGTATAAGACGGTGTGCTGATAGCCATAAAGTTATTCACCATCGACATTATACCACTCGCATTGTCCGACCCAGTATCCACTGTATTAGGTGTAAATCGCACCACATTTCTTAGCGTGTACGCGGTCCCACTGTTGGTCATTGTAATGACCGCGACCAATGTGTTCGTACCATCGGGAATATATAATATCACATTTTTACCCAAAGGATCTTGGATGAGGGCCGGGCTAAATGTCAAGCTTTGTATTTTTGACGGCGTGTTTGATATGGTATTCGGCGAAGTTATGACCGCACTGGTTATTGGACTGACGCGATTATAGATCGTAACGGATTTCGGAGTGTTTTGGGTCTGAACGATCAATGACCCGTTCGTGATGTCGTACTTGACGTATTTGCTCACTTGGTAAAGAACCTTCTTCACATCATAGAAGTCGTCAGTGACCAACGAGTTATCTTTCGGATCATTGTCTGTTGAAGTTACGGTAAGACCAATGCTATTTTTCGGGACACCTGTATTCGGATCTGTCGGATAGTTTAATATATTGAACAGCCCCTGACTCATCCCATACGTCCCTACGTGAGTACTATTGGTTATGTCTAAAATATGGATATACGTATTGGTATACCAAGGAATATATAATACACAGTAGGTATCCGTATTTTTCGATTTCGTAGTGTAAACGTAGGAACTGTAACTAGTAGATACTGAACCTATCTGACTTTGGGACACATTATTGACTGTTGTCCCGCCACCAGGAAGAATGGAAACGTTACCGCTATATTCAAAACTGGTTCCACTATTTGCCCGAGTAGTAACAATGGTTTTAATAACGGTATTTCCGATCATATCGGTCGCACCACCGCTCGTATATTTCGGTGAATCGATCTCGACCAAATTGCCATTCTTCATATCAAAGTACAAGTTATCGAACAATTTTGCTACAGTGTCCATCGAATAAGTCGGCACTTTAACCAATGTTGGATTCGTACCTGTGGACGATTTGTCTGGTTGCCGATACGTAATGAAACCTTCAGTTCCTCGGAACCCCATATTTTTTCCTAATATTACCGATACGACTAAAACTATTAATAATATTATAAATAACAATAATCCTGTTACTTTCATTCGATTAGATAATGTATAGATTATCTTACGAAAAAAATGCGAAAATTGATTTTTAAATTTTTAAAGTTATAAAACAATAATTATGCCCAAGAGAGAACCTGTATTGCTCGACCGCTTTTACAATGAATCCAATCTATATGAATTCGCATTGGACGAAGCCGGTCGTGGATGTCTGTTTGGACGTGTATACATTGCTTGTGTTATTTTACCTAAAGACCCCGCGGTTTTTAGTGGAATGGATGGAACAAATATCAAGGACAGTAAGAAGTTTTCTTCCAAGAAGAAATTGGCCGAAGTAGCAGAATACATCAAGCGAAATGCGTTGTCCTGGAATATTTCGTGGATTGAGGCAGATGAAATCGATAAAATCAATATTTTACAGGCTACTATGAAGGGTATGCACCAGTGCATTGATCAAGTGTTCGGTCATTTGGGCGGTTGCACCAATTTGGATAAATGTTTGGCAACGGTCGACGGCAACTATTTTCATTCTTACAGGCGTTTCGATCTTTCCAATAATACGATTTGCGAAATGCCTCACATTACCATTGAACAAGGTGACGCGAAATATATGGGGATTGCGGCTGCATCCATCCTAGCGAAGAATGCCCGGGACGAATATGTTTTGGAAATGTGCCAACAGTATCCCGAATTGGTCGAGCGCTACGGTCTTGATACCAATATGGGATACGGTACCAAACGACACTTGGACGGTATTCGCGAACACGGTATTACGCAGTGGCATCGCAGAACATTTGGACCCTTGTGCAAGAGCGCTCATTTAAAATGTATCATTGAAAAAATATAATAGTGAAAGGAGGGATCATAAGGGAACCTTGGTTCCCTTAAAAAATTGAATTTAAAAACAACATAAAAACTAACTGCATCTATTAGGTATTACGATGTTGACTCGATCTCAAACTCATTCAAGAGCGTTGCGCTCTTCCGAGTTAGTTGTTGAGAAGCGTTGCTTCTCTGACCAAACTGTTGCTGCAAATAATTTCCTCGAACAAGTCGGCGAAGATGTTAGTCGTAAGACGAGGGCTATCCGTCGCACAAGTTTCGCCGCATTGGCCTGTCCCGATGTTTCAAAGAAGGAGCCTAGAGTCCCTCAGAACGTATTTACGATCATCCGCACGCGGTCTCAGACCAAGAAATCGGCCGAATTGGATGTTAACATCGACTTCGATGAGGCGAGTCGCGAATGGACAAGAAACAAGCGTCGTATGGGCAATGGTACGTACGCTTACAAGTAAACAATTTGTTTAGATTTTCTGTAAAATATAATAATAAAACCTTTTTTTATTACTATATTGTAATGGTATCAGCCAGTCTACAGGTATATCGAAATCAAGACATAATGAAACATATCTACGAGTTCGATCCTACGTTCAAGGAGATCTTTAAGGATATATTGGTTCGTAATAATGCGATTTTAGAAGCCGCTCACGAATTCTGGTACAATAAATACATAGTGGTTTTACGACTAAACCGCTGGAATTATAATATTGAAACGACCAGAAATGTCATCGAAATACAGCACGGATTTTTCGATACTCTTTATCAATTGTGTCCCGAATGTTTTTACTAGAAGACGGTATATTATTTTTGTAAACTTAATAAAAATAATCTTGTAACCATAATAACCATATGGAATTGTCGAGAACCTGGTACTATGTAAATGATCCTTGGAAGCGATTTATAGGGGCATTGTTCGGAAAATTTGTTCTGATCAACTACTACGATCTTCCCAATAATAATCCAAATCAGTGCCCCCCTAGTTACAGGTTCATCTTACTAGACCATAACAATAATATTACCTCGGTAGACGAATTAAATGTTTTAAACTTGGAAAAATGGTGTGAAAAGAATAGCCATTAAATAGCCATTAAACAAACAATTGATCAATGTTCTCTTTCGTAATCGTCATATATTTGGTCTCACGATCCATCACACTGTAACCTATTAAAAACTGTTTTTCTCTTTCCATATATGCAAATCCCAGTGTGTATTCCACCTTTTCCTTTTCGAACGTGAATAGCCTGGTATAACGCTTCATTTTCATCGTATTGCGATCCAATACTACGAACAAATGGTAATAGTATCGACGATCCTCGTAGCTTACTACGTGACAAATAAACCATACTTCGTCGCCTATTGTGACACCATTGGTTGAACCGCGAACCCATCTGAAAAAATTGGGGGTGGCCTCCTCGCTCGTGATCCGTAATCTATTGACGATCTGCCCTTTTTCGTCCAATTTTTTTTCAGGATTCTCGATTACGTCTCCGATCTTGAGGGGGGACCACCCATAAATCGTCTTTATCTCGCGATTCCCGTTCTTGAACATTACCCAGTTCTTCTCAATCTCTTTTTGATCGTCGGTATATATTAAATGGGATAATGCTGATCCATTTTTAATAGTACCAGATTCAATTACCATCTTACTATAATCGATACCTCTATTTGCATTGAAAAGCACAGTTTCATTGTTTGAGAATAGTCGCACATCCTCGAGACCCACGTACAAACTATCATAACATTTATTATATCCTAATTCATATTCGGAAATTCTAGTCCAATTTTGAGAACCTATATCAATGGTAGCTATTACATTCTTAGTTAAAATATTTTCGCCGTAGCTATATTTTCCTTGGTCGTCGATCCGATAAGACACATACCGCACATTTACGTGCATCTTGTTCTTATTTACGGGGTCGATACAGACGGACGGGGTGCTCGAAAGATAGATGTTACGGTCTATATCCGATTGTCTACCAATGTTCTGGAGAACCTGCAAGTTGTAGGCCGACATTGGCGCCTGCATTTCCCTCAAAGGTTTCGCGTAAAATTTGTAATTCGAGAGAACATTGCGACAAATGCCCTCGTCCGCCCCTCGATGGGACAACACTTTCATACTAGGTACCGTTATGTCGCAGCCCCGGGTATTTCGGTAATAAGCCAAAATCGTAAACTCGTAGTCTAACTTATACTCGTAGACGTCCTTCTCCAAGAACAAATGATCGATATTGCTGTCGTGATTACGTTCGTAATCTGCCAATTCGTAAAAGGCGTGGGCGAGAACATTCTTACCTTCATTCCTGTAATAATGAATCATCTGATAGAGGTTCTCGATGCGATTCGGAAAAAACTGATAGCCTTCCATCCAATAATGAAGGGCTTGGGGTATGTCCCCCATCGTCCGATAACTTTTCCCAATTGAGTAATAAGAGAACCATACCTCCTGGTGCCACCCCCCAATGGCTATGCGCTTCTTATAGTATTCGATCGCCTTCTCGTGTTGCTGAATATTCGAATAACTATTCGCCAAATAAAACGTATACCGATCGTTGTTCGGGTTCTCTTCCAGTCCCTTTAGAAGGAGTCGGATGTCGCGCTCGAACTTGTCGGCCTTGGCGCCCCCATCCCCAATGTCGTCAATAAACAACGTGGTCCGCTCGAATTCCTGAAACGTGGTTCCGGGGGTGGTTTTCACATACTCGTGGGTGACTCCCCAATACGAATATTCCGGATTGTTACGCAAAATGCGCACGTTTTTGTAAAAGAATGCGTCGGTGCCTTGGAATATATAGTAGGCGTCCTTCAGGAGTGATTTGCGAAAATTTTGGGGGCACAACTTCGGACCGATCCTTAAAACCATATCGGCATCTAATAACAGTAAAAAGTCGGCGTTCGGCATACCGACACAACTATTTAGGGCGAATGTGCGATTGTACCCGAAATCACGGAAAGGTTCTCTTACAATTCTACCTGGAATATGATGCTCTTTGAAAAATTCTTCGATCAATTCGATCGTATTATCTGTGCTGCCAGTGTCGCAAATGCAGTAACTGTCTATGAGGGGGAGAGCCGATTTTAGTAACCGAATAATCACCTTGCTCTCGTTTTTTACGATCATATTGAGACATATCTTGGGTACATTCTTTATCAGGTTCTCTTCCATTGGCCTTATTTTTATGTATGAATGAGAACTTTTATATTGATTCAATTTCAATATAGTTTTTTATAATAGTAATATAACTTACCATATTAATGTCATTTACCAGATTCAGCAGCGATCCATCACGTATCAAAAAACAATTGGACGAGACCACATTTACCAGTCGTTATATGCTGGATCGGCCAGGACAAGGGATGAACTTGCCGTTTATGGAGGATCCCCAGATCCGTATGCAGACGTGGGGTGCCAATCTCTGTCATAACCCTGTAGATATAGAATCCGATTTCTTGGGATTGACCCGTAAAACGAACCGAGATTTAGTGGACATAAATGATCACAAGAAACAGGCGTTTATGGCGCAACCTATGGCGTGGGGGAATAGTCAGCCGTTTGTGGATGAAAGTCGGGCCAGTTGCCCTGCCTTTTTATTTAGAAGCTTTGAAAATAATAGGTGGGAAAATCCAATGTTAAATCCCTTACACGGACTCGAAAAAGGGTTCAATGAGAACATTCATACGCGCATTCTGGAAAAGGACAATTATGTGCCGACCTATCCGCGATAAAGTCCTCCTATGACATTTTTTTATATGTATTATACAAAAAATGTCACAAATCATACGCCGTAATTTAAAAATCCCGAAATGCATTCATTGTACTTTTTATCAACCGGGCGCTCATCAACATAACAAATGTAATCGGGTATTTGTAAGAGAACATCCGACCGTAGAAACCATATATTACCCGTTAGCTATTACTGCTAGAAATTACAAATATATGTGCGATATAGAAGGCAAACATTTTGTTCATAATGATGTTGCAAAACACAGTAATAGTAGCCATATGTTAGGTTAGTTGTTAGGATCCGTCATTTTTATTTACAAACTTTATTTAGTATTATTATAAGAATAATATCAAAGGACTATATAATAATATACTATAAGATATGGAATTGGCGATACCAGGTGCGGCAATTGCATTATTATGGCTTGCAACTCAACAGAAAAAGAACAAGGAGAACTTTAGCGGCAACAAACTGCCAAATACGGACATTCCAGACACCAATTACCCCAATCCCTACGACAATATTACCAATGATTTAGATAAAACCGAAGAATTGACCGTGAACAATCGCTACGACAATGCCGGCGGCGCATATACCGACAAATACTTCAATTCGAATATGAATCAATCTACGTTGCCCACCACAGGTTCTAGTGCGGACACTTCCCAACAATTCTATTCGCTTACTGGGGAAAAGGTGCAATCCTCCTATTTTTCGCATAACAATATGGTTCCCTTCTTCGGATCCAATTCTCGCAGCCCCCTCGCTAATGGAAACGTTACCGAAGGTTTGTTAGATAGTTATTCGGGTGCGGGTTCTCAAAGTATTACCAAAACGGAACAATCCCCCCTTTTCAGTCCGAATGAGAATATGCAATGGGCCCACGGCGCCCCCAATCAAAGCGATTTCTTCCAATCCCGTGTGAACCCCAGTTCGCGTATGGCAAACGTCAAACCATTCGAGGAAGAACGTGTGGGTCCTGGACTAGGTCTCGGCTACGGGACGGCGGGTGCGGGTGGGTATAACTCGGGTATGATGGTTCGTGATTCTTGGTTAGATAAAAACGCGGACCAATTGCGCGCGGCCAACAAACCGAAGGCAACCGGGCTCTCCTTGTTGGGTCACGAGGGTCCGGCCAATAGCTTTATCAAACAAATTGCTACCCAGGATCAGATGGGGGTTATGGAGAAGAACCGCCCCGAAACCAGCTTTGCCTGGGATACTCGCAACGGTGACGACATTGGTCGTCTTATGCCGGGAAGTGCGAACGAACGAGGCCAAACTTTGCGGGCGATTCCAATTGAGCGTCACCAGAGCCGTCCCGAAACCGCGATTTCTTACGCAGGCATTGCTGGTGGAGCGAACGAGGCCTCGTACATTCCTGGCGAGTATATGCCAAGTCATATGCAGCAATTGGGCGAATTACCTTTAGCCGTTGCCAACGCCAATGGCCGAGGATATGCCAATGACGGGGATTATGGCATTCAATCCAAAATGGCCTATCCGAACAATCGCACTGTTAAGAACCACGATGATAGCTATTTTGGCATTGTTGGTGGCGGTATGGGCGCAGTAATGGCCCCCCTTCTCGATATTCTGCGTCCGAACCGTAAGAGCAATGTGATCGGTACCTTGCGCCCTTACCAAAACCCCGGAACCACCGTAAAGAGTTCGTATATATTTAATCCTGCGGATCGTCCATCGACCACCATTCGCGAAACCACCGAGAATGGCAAAGGACATTTGAACATAAATGCTCAGCAAACTGGTGGTTATCAAGTCACGGATCACCAGGTTCCTTACACAAATCGCAATGAAGTTGGCGTCTACGGGTATGTAGGTGGTTCGAGTGCGGGGGAGCGCGGTCGCCAAATGACGTCTTACGAGGCCAATTATAACCAGCGTAACAACGATCTGAAATCCAGTACTATCCAGGGATATATGGTCAAGGGGAATATGTCGCTGATGAATGGGGATATCAATATGCGCCAGGTGAGCCGGGACGATATGTTAAAGAATCAGCGCGCGGCCATCGGATCAATGCCTGGGCAAATCCCGGATTCTAGTAGTATGGGCAGACCATCGGGTAACCAGAACCAACTCTATTCGAATATCCAGACAGATCGTAATACTCCGGATATAACCAGTATGTTGAAATCGAATCCGTATGTGGTCGACTATCGCAGCGCCCTCTAAATATTTTCAAATTATATTAACCAAAATGTTAACATAATTATTAGAAAGGATGGGATCTTAAGGGAAATTAATTAACAGAAAGGATGGGATCTTAAGGGTCCGAGCCCGAAGGGCTCAACCTTAAGCACCGAAGGTGCTTCTAGGAAACCAAGGTTTCCCTTAATAGTAGATCAATACAAATCCATCGTATCCAGCAGTAGTTGTATTACTTAATACCTGACCACCACCACCCCCACCATAATAGATTGCTAATGCGCCATTTGCCGGACTACCCGCCTTAATATAATTAGCACTATTTGCCCCATTCCCACCGCCACCTGCTCCCCCATTGCCTCCTAGATTTGCAGTTCCACTACCCCCTCCACCGCCACCACCACATTGATATATTTTGTTAATATCCGGTATTCTTACAATGGGACCTGCTCCACCAGCAATACCAGAGGATCCAGCCGAACCTGAACCACCAGTGTTGTTATTTACACCACCACTACTAGTGCCTCCAACTCCAGCTTTACCTACTATAGTTTTGAATCCGTACCATCCGTAACCACCTCCATTCGCAGTTAATGTAGTAATACCGCTACCAGAAAACGTAGTTGCTGAGCCACCAATTCCTAAGGTGGATGAACCTGGTCCGACGGTGATTGTATATACTACATTCGCTGCAACATTCGTGTTAGAATTTGTTTTTGTTGACCAACAAACGCCACCACCGCCACCACCGCCACCACCTGTAGAATAGCTAGGAGAATTAGCACCAGGTCCTCCACCTCCGACTAATATATAGCCTATTTTCGTGGGCTGATCAAACTGGACCGTAGTACTTTTAGTGATTATCCAATAATTGTAGGTACCATAACTAGACGCCACTACATTACTTGGTGTACCAAACGTAGGAAGGGGTAACTCAGAAATTGATGTGGTATATTTGGTCGTAATTACGGTTTCAATCCCTCCACCATTTGTCGCCACGATCGTATAAATAAATGTACTGTAATAAAGCCCTGTATCCGTAATATAACCAGTGACCGATGTTTGGGGGGAAGACGATAGCGGATAATTAGACGATGGCCCTGTAGGGGTTCCTGTGTTAGGACTGGTTCTCGTTACCGATATGCTGCTATAAACTCCTGACCAATTGATTTGAACACTATCAAATGTGTTGGAAAACGTATTATACGTAACATTTACTAGAGTCCATACGGAGGGCATAGGAAAAGTTGGACCGTCATTTCCACTACTATTCGGTATCAAACTATACGAGTACTGGGTATTTGCGGACAATGCATTATCTGTAAACGTAGACCCGGTTTGTCCAGTAAACGTGGTGACAATGTTTCCGCCGGTAATGTTGGTTCGAACGACGTTAAATGATGTATATGTACCCTGGATATTGATTGTAATCTGATTGCTACTTACCCCGCTATAGTTGGCTGAATTGATGATTTGGTTACCGAATCCTAACCCGGATATAGATCCCGTACCCAACATATTGCAATCTCCAGTGAAAGTTGCCATAAGGTTATATATATATACCATCCTTTTTTGTAAAAGTAGAAATAGCGCAATATGCACAGGTCGCCGGTTGGAACAAATGCAGGAAAAGCATATGCGTATAGGTCGATCTATAATACGCAAGTTCTCTTTCCCTGGTATTTGGTAAGGTTTTCTGTAAAGAAATATGAAAGATGATTTCATTGGTTACGAATGCAATCGTAGTAACCAACATCGCACGTCGCCATATCAATCTATTCGTATCGTCAAACATACCATTGTCGTAAAATGTTACCGATATTACATTCGTCACAGTCAATGCAATATCGACTATTTTTATAATACCTATCTTCATTACTTTGTTCCAATGGAATAGGGTCGAGAAGTAGAGACATAATGTTAGAAAACATAGCTTATAAAGTCGTAGAAAATAGGCTAAATAAGAAAGTAGTGCGAAAGATTGTGCAGAATACAATGCCTGTCTAGAAATGTGTTGAGGGATCAATATGTTCTCCATAGCCAAAAGGAGGTTCTAAGGTAATTACGAAATTATTTTTATATCCTTATAAGGGAACCAAGGTTCCCTTATGATCCCTCCTTATTAAGAGAACCTATAATCCTTCTTGAATCTACTTAACTTATGAACACGTAAAGGAGGGATCATAAGGGAACCTTGGTTCCCTTAAAGGGGGATATCGTATAATTTGCTACAAACTGATCGCAGATATTCGTGAGATTGCTTTATTTTCGCCACGTGACAATCGTCTACAAACGGCAACAGTTCGTAGTCCATTCGAAACTCCGATTTCAATATACTGTCGAGCGGACACCCGACGATTGTTCTCAAAAACACGTCGTGCAAATAGACATCTAAATGCTCATACAAATAATCATTCCAATCTACTATATATTCGGCCCACGTCGGATCCCCTGCTGGGGGAGGGGGAGTATTTTTCGTATAAACGCGCTGACTCGCCTGTATTACCCCCGTAATGCTATCCTGGTTCTCTGCCACCCGGTAATTATATAGACGCATATCCAAACGTCCAAAGATATACCGGGAACCGAGACGCCGCATATATTCGCCAAAGAGCACGTCGCAACATTTGTTGTCGATGATGTCCGGATAATCGGTTAGGGCCACATAAAATCGGTCCAATATGCATTTATTCACACAATAACACCAATATTCGTGCCGATGTTCTCGATGATCCTTATTGCAGTGACTTTCGTAGAGTCCGGCACATATTTTTTGTTGATCGGTTATTTGTGAATTGATATGAGCAATGCTATTAATCAGGTTCTCAACACGTGTTGGATCGTACGTATCATCGTCATCACAAAACATTATCCATTGTTGTTCTATTATGTTAGAGAGAACCTGAAAATGCCGCATTTGGGGGGTTTTTTCCTCTTGAAACAGGAAAAAAAGGGAGGGGTGGGATCGGAGGCCATTTGATTCCAGTTCTCGCTCTAACTCCCCCTTGATTGTCTCATTTTCAAAAGAGATCGATAGATAAACCGGGATCGTAATTGTTTGAGCAACGAGAGAACCTAGACATTCAATTAAATAGGTCACCCGTTTTGGATTCGATATATGGGACGCAATCATAACACAGTATGTTTGTGTGGATCTTTCCATCGTCGTATTATAATACAATCTACCAATTTTTATATATTTTTACCGAAAATCTATATAGAAATTGTCTTTCATTTTTACCAGTAACTTTCTTTATGGCGTCAAAAACAACCTTTGTCACCTCTTGGTTTCATATTTACAAAGACGCGGTTTTCGACAATAAAACGACCGAATGGCGGTTTGAACATTTCGAAGTAATCTTGCAATCCGGAATCCAAATTTGCATCTACACTAGCTCCGAGTTCTACGACAAATTGTGCGAATTGTCCTATAAATATACGAATTTGAAGGTAATGAATCCGATCCAATTGGAACATACTCGCTCCTATTTCGTATGCAATGCCTTGAAACAGCAGGATATCGATTTGACATTACCGACCAACCGCCACCCGATCAAGGACAGCTACGAATATATGATATTGATGAGCTGTAAAATCGAATTTTTAAAAGACGCGATCTTGATGGATCCCTGGAATTCGACCCACTACGCCTGGATCGATTTTAGCATCGGCTATATTTTAAACGACAAGCCTCGGAGCATCGCATATTTGAAAATGTTGGCTACTCGCACATTTCGCCCCAAAATGTTTGCTATTCCAGGATGCGTCTCCAAGTTCAATGAGGCCGAATTCCCGATGTTATGTGAAATGCCCTACTGGCGGTTCTGTGGATCGTTCTTCTTGGCCGACAAGGATTCGGTTCTCGAATTCTACGACCTATATTTCGCCCGTTTTTCCGATTTCTTACAGGAACACAAACGGCTGCTCTGGGAAGTCAATTATTGGGCCTGGTTAGAAACGACGCAAGGATGGACGCCAGATTGGTACGCGGCCGACCACAACGATTCCATCTTCTGTATACCCCTAGAGTTTTACGCGAAATGTGTAAAAGACGATTCCTCTCGGATCGTCTATCCTTATCCGGACCTGTACGAAGGAGACAACCAATTTTTGCCTTCTTCGGCGTCCTACGTATTTTATCAGGGGCGGCACGTATTAAATACCCGATTTGTCAATTATTCGTTTACCGAAGAAGGTCGTTATTCGATCCGTGATCCGAACAAAATACTCTATACCAACAACGTCCGTTGTTATTTAGACGCCTCTTTTGTGCCGATTTGCTACGGTAAAATGTTGGAAGAAACGGTGGGTCTCCCCTCTTCCGACAAGTTCTCTCACGGCTTAGAAGATATGCGTTTGTTTGAACGCAATGATCGCCTTTATTTTCTTGCTAGTAACGTGAATTACAGTCCATCTGGCAAAATACGGATGATGATGGGCGAGTACCGTCCGGAAACGCTTTCTTACCACAACTGTCGGATACTGGATCCCCCAACCGACACTTGGTGCGAGAAAAACTGGATTCCTCTTCCTGGAACTAATGAAACGCCGGATTTTATCTATTCTTGGTCGCCCTTCCAAATTGGTCGCCTGAATGACGACGGTCAGCTGAACATTATTTATTCGCGTCCGATGTCTGCTCCCCATTTTCACAAGGTTCGCGGGTCTAGCGTATTTATTCGGGGCGATGACGGAAATCTGTTGGGAGTCGTGCATTTTAGCGAAGAATGCCACCCGCGGAAATATTATCATATGTTGGTATGTTTGGATGCAGCTACCTTCCTTCCCATTTCCTGTTCCGACCCCTTCTGTTTCCAACATTACGGGGTGGAATTTTGTATTGGTTTTGCGATGTATGATGACGATAAATATGCATTCTGGGTATCGAAAAAAGACAACGATTCGGCAATGATACTGATCGATCGGTCCCAACTGGTTCTTTCGAAAATCTAGACATATATTAGATGACCGATTACATTGTAGCAATCCCCTCGTACAAACGTGCCGAGGTGTGTCGCGATAAAACATTGGCGATGCTCCGCCATCATAAAATACCGACCAGTAAGATATTCGTCTATGTCGCCAACAACGAGGAATTGGCCGAATACGAAAAGGTTCTCGACAAGGGTTTGTTCCACAAACTTATCGTGGGCAAGAAGGGGTTGGTCCCCCAGCGCCAATTCATTATGTCGCAGTGGCCCGAGGGGAAACACATCGTCTTTTTCGATGATGATGTCGCCAAAATCGATTTGTCATTGTCGTCGATGTTCAAGGGGAAATCGTTGGATGCCTTTTTCAAGGCGGCTTTTAGCGAATGTGTAAAGCAGCATTCGTATATTTGGGGAGTATACCCCGTATTCAACCCCTTCTTTCGCAAGGGGCGCGACGAAATATCTACTTGTCTCAATTACATTGTCGGGGCATTCTACGGCATCATCAACCGTCCCAACCTCGGCGCCATCAAACTTACTATTACCAAGGAAAACGGTCAGAAAGAGGATGTAGAGAGAACCTTGAAATATTTTGTTAACGACGGAATAGTTCTGCGGTATAACCGTGTAGGGTTCGTAACTCGCTATTATAACCCAAACGGATCTGGTCTAGGTACGTTTGAACAACGTTTAAAACCAATGCAAGAAGCATCACAACGGTTGTTAAAAACTTATCCAGAATATGGATCGATAAGCACAAAAAAAACCGGGATGACTGAATTTAAATTAAAAAAAATCCCTTCAAAATTTGAAGGTAAGGGAGAACCTGAAGAAAAGAAAAACACTACAAAAAAGAATAAAACAAAGAAAAATAAAACGGTCAAGAAAGGTATGTTTTTTTAACCATATTTTATATACTTTTTAAAAATATATAAAAAATATTTAATAGAATATAAAGTATGGAGGACAGAATTAAGGCTCTTGAAAATGAAATTGTACTGTTAAAAGCCGAATTAGAAAAACAATCAAATAAACATAAAAAATATTATGAAGCTAATAAAGATACTGTTGTGGAAAAAGCTAATAATCGTTTAAAAAAATTAGCGGAAGATAACCCGGAAAAATTAAAAGAGTATGCAAGAAGAGCATATTTGAAAAGTAAAGAGAGAAAAAAATTGGTGGAAGAAAAGATTTAGGCATATTATATACTTTTGAAAAGTATATAAAACATCTTCTCTTTATAATTTATAAATATGGAAAAACAACGTAACATTCACATAAGACGTGATTCTAACTATTTATTAGGATTCTGCAAAGAAAATAATATTGAATTATCAAAAGACTATTCAAAAGAAACAATTAATAATAAGGCTGTTATAGAAGGTAAATGCATTAGTGAAAACTGCGAAAAATTTTTCAGTAGGAGGTTTGTAACAATAATTAAATTTGGGGCATATTGTAAAAATTGCACTGCAAAAATAAGAAGAGAAAATACAGAAAAAACGAGTATAGAAAGATATGGAGTTACAAACGCTAATAAAAGTAGAGAAGTAAGAGAAAAAATAGAACAAACAAACTTAGAAAAATATGGCACGAAACACGCATTGCAGAATAAAGAAATCAAAGAAAAAATGAAAGATACTTGTTTAAAAAACCACGGAGTTGAATATGCACAACAAAGCTCTAAAATAAGGGAAAAATCAAAACAAACTTGTTTAAAGAATCACGGTGTTGAATATCCCCAGCAAAAATTGGAGATACGAGATAAATCAAAAAAAACCTGTTTAGAAAACTATGGAGTGGAAAATCCGTCTCAGAGCGAAGAAGTAAAAGAAAAAATGAAAAATACCTTTTTAATCAATTATGGTGTAGAGCATCCCTTTCAAAATGACGAAATTAAAGAAAAAAATAAAAATAATTGTCTAGTAAAATATGGCGTAGAAAATCCATTACGTAGCGAAGAAGTACGATACAAAATAAAACAAACCTGCTTACGAAATAATGGAGTTGAAAACCCATTTTTTAGCAAAGTAATACAGGAAAAGGCAAAAAGGATAATTTTAGAAAAATACGGAGTAGAGAACGTTTTTCAAAATGAAGAAATAAAGGAAAAAAGCAAACAAACCTGCTTGATAAAATATGGCGTAGAATTTTGTCAACAAAATGCAGAAGTAAGTGAAAAAACATCGAAAAACGCGTACAGATCAAAAGGCTATACGTTTCCAAGTGGCAAGATAATAAGGGTTCAGGGTTATGAACCGTTTGGAATTGATGAACTAATTAATATAGAAAAGGTTGATGAAAATGACATTATTACAAATAGGTCTGAAGTTCCTACTGTTTGGTATGAAGATAAAGATGGAAAAAAACACCGATATTTCGTAGACATTCTTATACCTTCTCAAAAACGATGTATTGAAATAAAATCTACTTGGACAATGGAAAAAAAACGAGATAGTGTCTTTGAAAAACAACAAGCTGTCAAAGATGCTGGATATGAATGTGAAATATGGGTATTTAACGGAAAAGGAAAGAAGATAGAATGTCACAAGTAATGATTTATTTCTACTTATATTATAAGTAGACAACTAATTATAATATGACCATTGTTAAAAAAGAAAAAAAAGGTAAAATCGTTGTTTTTACCGTAAAAAAGGATTTTGACGACGAAAAAATGGAGAAGAAAATGAACACATTTATAAAGCCATCCGATATTGATACTATTATTGATTATGACGCGGACGTTTACACAGAAGATGGAAAATTATTATTGAGATTTAGAAAAAAGGTTCTCGACGATCAACATATTGATGCGTTCTACGAAAATATTATCAAGTTTGCGAAGAATAAGAGCGGTCTAAGAGGAAGTACTTCAGGAAGTAAGAAAAAGGATTATTCGGACAAAAAAGTAATGTCGAATATCTTCGGTTATTTCGACCGTTGGTCTCCCGCCCAAAAATCCATTTTCAAAAAACGTGGAAAAACACCTTCAATCGCCGTTCGCGAATGCCGTTTCAATATGGATTATCCAGAAGAATATAAAAAAACCATCCCTCTTATCAAAGACGTGGACGATTTGTACGCCAAATTGACTCCTGAACAATACAAAATACAACGAAAAATGGCGAATCAAACCCATTTTAAAATCCCCGGAACCTCGTTTACTACCGTAACAACCAACGTAAACTTCAGGACGTCGATCCATACCGATAAGGGCGACCTACTTCAGGGTTTTGGTAATCTTGCAGTGATCGAGCGTGGAAACTATACAGGTGCTGAAACCTGTTTTCCCCAGTACGGAATAGGTGTCAATGTCAGGAACGGCGATATTTTATTTATGGATGTCCACCAACCCCACGCCAACTTACCTATGAAGATGGAAGACAAAGATGCTATTCGCTTATCCATCGTCTGCTATTTACGCACGAATGTCTGGTTACGTACGAAGAACAAGACCCGCCGATTCTACGAGTCTCACAACAAGACTGTCAAAAGTTTAAGAAAACTTAACCAATAACTTTGCTTCGTTTCCACCTTATAATCTTATCATAATATAAAAAGAAATATATTATGGTAAAATCATCAAGATATTCATTTATTAAAAATAAAATTTGCAAATGGAGTCCAATCGTTTGGTTGTTTGCCCTACTAATATTGTTCACAATCATATTCTATTTTTTCTGGAAAAACCGGTATTTTAGACGTACACGAGAAGGAATGTCTCCAGGGAAACCGATGAATATGAACGTCACGATTACCAACAATTTTTCGGGAATTAGCGACGTAAACCCGAACGGGTATTATACTGCCTACGTGAAAGACGATCCTGACAGTGTTCCGATGACCCTGGATCAACCCGCCAATATACCTTTTTTCATTTCTAAGAACATAATGGACAGCAGTTTGGTCACCCTCACTGTCCAACCGATCACAATGCCGAATCAGTCCAAACCTCATTACGGAGATGTGTTCCCTCAACTTTACCAAGTCGATGTAACCATCGATTCTAGTTTTGTTGAATTCGATTATTATAGCGATGCATTGAAATATGACAATCGTATCACGGTCGATGCGAACGGAGTTCTCAATGCGAACCAGTTGGGTACCATTATGGATAGTAGCAACAATACATGTGGATATGTGAAAAAAGACGTGTATGTTCCCCAGCATTTCTATGTTAATATCACTAAGCCCATAGATATTAAAAAAATCATTTTTACGTGGAAATTGGGCGATTTGTCCAATGTAGCGCTTCCCCTAGAATTTGGTCCTTCTGAATATGGTGTCATTGGTAATACGATTATGCACTCACCTTCTAGCTATATAGGAAATACGTACATTGGTACCAATTATGCTGGTTATGTATCATTTACTGGACAGCCGTCTATTACAGGCAATGTTGGCATTGGGGGCAACGGACACGTTCAAGGCAACTCTTATGTTGGAAATTGTGCTCCTGGTTCTCTTTGTTCCGGAAATACCCAGGTTACCCCGTAGTTCTACGGAAAACCTCCGAACTATTGCTCCAGGAGATACGGTCTACGACCTCCTCCCTGTAGCGTAATAAGATAAAAAATTGATTACTCATTACGTTGATATGTTTATCACATAAACGAATACAATGAACACAATATCCATCGATGCCCCTGCCCGCCGCCGTTTCGTTCTCGCATTTGATGTCGAAACCACCGGTCTTATCCCTAAGCAAAGCCGCAATGCTTTGCATCCCATTCCTATTACAGAATACCCGTATATCATACAATTTAGTTTTATTTTGTATGATATCATTGACAAACAGCTCGTACAGATGTACGATTCCTACATAAAAATACCGGATTTGGTTCCTATTCCCGAAATAGTTTCCGAACTGACCGGTATCTATAAACTGATGTGTCAGAATCGTGGTCGTTCTATTATCGATGCACTGATGGCATTTACCGAAGCATATAAAAATTGCGATTGTTTGGTCGCGCATAATATGGAATTCGATCAAGAAATGATATTGATCGAATTGGAACGTAATCGTGCAGAAATTACTGCCCGGTCTCCCCATTGTTTTACTCTATTTAATCCGGTATTCGAACGTGTTCGTAACATCGACAAATACTGCACAATGAAAAAGGGGACCGATATATGTAATATCGTGGTGTCGGATAGCGGCAGACCGCCTCGAAAGAAGTGGCCGAAATTGAGTGAATTGTACGCGTGCTTGTTCGACGGTGCCGAAGTGAAGAATCTGCACAACTCGATTGTCGATGTGAAGACTTGTTTGAAATGCTATTTAAAGATGCGGCATTCCGAAGATTCCGAGAACATTCATTTTTAGATTAGTTTTGTAATTTTATAATATTCGTTTTTTTATAATACGGCGTCTGTCAGTAGAGCTAATGGTATAAAAGAGTCATCGCTTTTATTACGACTTTTCGATCCGCCTTCCTTTATCGTCAACGTTGGTGACTTGCTCTTCATTCGCAATCGATTGTTGAAATGTCGCATCGAATGCAATAAACACCCTCCAGAAACAAAAATCATATGAACCGTACCCTTCACTTTACCAAATTCTGTATTCATATTCAACGTCAATTGACTCAACATTGTAGCAAAATCATTGGCCATTGTGTTCGTAACACACGCCGAAATGTTCGAATCTATCAACGACTCAAAACCGGATGAAACGTATTGTAATATTGAATTTGGATCGCTACTTACCTGGGTAAAACAGGCCATTTTCGCCTTTTCCGCGGACATTGACAAGGTGCTATATACTTTCTCCTTGACAATTTGCGTAACACTTGTTATGAATCGTGACTGCAAATTTCCCTCTTGACATCCCGGCAAAATCGAAACGAAATGCTCGAGAACCAGCGACAATCTACCATCAAACATACCCTTTGGCATCATTGATCTCAGTTCGGCTGCGCTAAGGGTTTCATATAAGTTGTTAAATCGCACATAGGAGATATAGAGCATAACGACCGATATTAGAAGGGTGATTACGGCGAAAACATCGTATTTAAAATTGGCCTTGTCGTAGCTGATTAAGAAGCTGCCCCCACCCGTCAATTCTTCTACTCTGCCACTAGTTTCCGGTACATAAATCAATTTACTAGCTAAATCTAATAGCTTTTCTACATCAAATATCGAGTCTTTACCGAATAAAAAACGGTATCGCTTGTTGGATTTCAATTCATTCTCGATCATTGCTCTCCCCGCTAGATTGACATCGGTGTTTTCGAGTGCGGTCGCCATTTTCATAAACAGATGTTTGATGTCGCTTTTTGTTATGATCTCTTTGCCGCATTTTGCAGTCCGAGCCCTGCTTCTGGATCTCTTTGCGCTCATACTGCGACTCTTTGCACTCATACTTTTACTTCGACCACTGCTTCTGGATCTTTTTGCACTCCGACTCTTTGCACTTTCCATAAATATATATATATATTATATCCTATATTTATCTTCTCTCGATGAATCCAATCATAGGATGTTCTTTGGTATAATTACACGTTAAATCAACCACGTTTACCTCAACTTTTGTTTCTTTATACAATTCTTTTTCAATCAATGATGGAACAAAACGTTGGTTCGACAAAACGAAATCAGTAACGCGATTGATTATTTCGGTCAATGTAATACCTTGTTGTAATTCGTCCACTATTATCGTTTCTCCTTTTTTCAATAATTCTGTGTTATTACTCTTTAATATGCTATATATTTTTACCAATGGGCCATCCAATTTCAGGTCCGAATGTCTAAAATGTTCGGTGTCTTCCTTTTCAGTGATGCCCTGGTAATATTTTTGCGCATTTCGCTTTGTATAATTCGATTTAATTCCGAAAAAATTGTTCCCAATATCATATTTATTGCGTAGTAATTCCACACGCTTTTCTACGTCTTTATGAGATGATACATATGTAGAGAAAAAATCATTTAAATGCGTTATTAATGCAGTAAGGTTCGAGTTTTTTTTATTTGCTAAAGACTTTTCAATATTCTCTTCATAAGTCCGATTTACCAGGTTATTTATACCAGCATAACGCATACCTAATATGTTGGTATGTAATACATTTTTGGGCGGTTTGAACGTTTCAATCGGAACTTTGTTTTTAATACCGCCGTGTCCCATCACAATGAAACTTATGGTCAATCCCTTGAAGGTAGGATCTAATACAGGCGCTTCGACCCCGTAATCCTCGACTACGTCCATCGGGACAAAGGGGGATGCCGGATCATATTCCTCCACTATGTCCATTTTTGATGATGACGACTCAACCCCTTCTTCGACCACATCCATTTTTACTACTTTGGAACGTCTTTTGGAAGATTTGGACGACCGTCTCTTGGAAGCCGATTTTTTTGATAAACTATATTTTCGGATGGTCCGGGACCTAGATCGCGAACTTACCGTGGATTTTTTGTATTTTTTTGTACTGCCTTTTGACATTAATGTTACTGGTTATAATTTGTATAATATAAATTATAAACACATTTTTTTAAGGGAACCATTTAAGGGAACCAATGGTTCCCTTATGATCCCTCCTTTTGAAGGGAGAGGTCTTAGGAG